TGCCCCCGATTCTGTGGACAAAATTGGCTGATTCGCTGGAATGGCCGCGTTTCGCGAGTTCGGCTGTTCGCCGAACTCGCCCACACTCCTTTGCACGGGGCTGTACGGGCCTGCCATGCTGAAGATATGCGTGGAAGACCGCCGACTCCCCAGCACATCCTCAAGTTGCGAGGCAGCAAGCACGCCAAGAACCGCGAGGAGCTAGGGGAAAAACCCGAATCCGAACTGATGGCCCCTGCTTGGCTCAAGCCGAGGGCTCAAGAGATTTTTCGGGCCGTCGTCGGTTGGCTCGCCGGGATGGGAACGCTCGCCGAGTCCGACGAGAACGTGATCGCCCGGTACGCGACGACGTATGTCATCTGGGAGTACGCGGCCCAGCAACTCCAGAAGATCGACGCCACGCACATCGAGGTGCTGGCCCCCGATGGTTCCATCCGGTTCGCCAGGAACGTGGCGATGATGGCCCAGTTCAAAGAGTCCGGCGAGATGCTCCGGCACTTGGAGACGGTCCTCGGCCTGACGCCGGCGGATCGAACACGCCTCGGATATGGCGCGCAGAAGGTCATCCTCGATCCGATGGATGAGCTACTCACGAAGGGCGGCTGACGCCGACTTTCGCAATTCGCGAATCGCGAACGATGCAGCCATTCGTCGACATCCGGCGGTTCATTCCGCTCCTGAAGCACACCCGCGGCGACTTCGCCGGGCGGAACTTCCTGCTTGAGGCGTGGCAGGACGCCTACCTCAACGACCTCTTCAACACGAAAAACCCCGACGGGACGAGGCAATACAGGACTTCCCTGCTTGCCCTGCCGCGGAAGAACGGCAAGAGCCAGATCGCAGCCGCGATCGGCTTGTACATGGCCTTCTGCGACGACGAGGGCGCCGAGGTGATCGTGGCGGCCGGCGACCGCTCCCAGGCGTCGATCCTCCACGACGCCGCCAAGCAATTGCTGGAGTCCTGCCCTGCCCTGGCCCGCAAGGCCAAGGTCTACCGAAACAGCATCGTCGTCCCGAGCCGCAACGCCAAGATGCTCTGCATCTCCAGCGAGGCGGGGACCAAGCACGGCTACAACCCGTCGTGCGCCCTGATCGACGAGTACCACGTCTTCCCCGACCGCGAGCTTGTCGACGTCCTTGAGACCGGCATGGGCGCTCGAAAGCAGCCCCTCACGATCTACATCACCACGGCCGGCACCGATATGCAGGGGCCGTGCTACAAGGACTGGAAGCGGGCCGAGAAGATTCGCGACGGTGCCCTCGTCGACCCGACGTTCCTGCCGTGCATCTTTGCCGCCGACCCCGCCGATGACCCGTTCGATGAGGCCACTTGGAAGAAGGCGAATCCGAACTACGGCGTCACGCTCAAGCCGGAATACTTCCACCAGTTCTCGGCCAAGGCGCAGCAGTCGCCGTCCGACGAGACGGTTTTCAGGACGCTCCACTTGAACCAGTGGATGTCCTCGACGACGAAGTGGTTGAAGGCCGGCGCCTTTGAGAACTGTGCCGAGCAGCCCCGGCCGGGCGGCGAGCGGATGTGCTACTGCGGCATCGACTTGGCCTCGACGTTCGACACTACCGCGTTCGTGGCGATCTGGCCCGACGACGACGGAACCTACGACATCTACGCCCACTTCTTCATCCCCGAGGAGAACGCCGCCAAGCGAGCCAAGGAGGACCGCGTGCCTTACCTCGAATGGGCCAAGGCCGGATTTGTTACACTTACGGGAGGGGACGTGACTGACTACGACATCGTGCGGGATCACGTTCTAGCTTTCTGCGAGAAGAACGCAGTCAGGGGCGTGGCTATCGACCGATACAACGCCACGCACCTGACTACCCAGCTAGACAACGAGGGGGTCGTGATGAAGCCCTTCGGTCAAGGCTTTGTGTCGATGAACGCCCCGACGAAGCTCCTTGAAACCCTGGTAATTCAGGGTCGATTGCGGCACGGCGGCAACCCGGTTCTTCAGTGGCAGGCAAGCAACGTCCAGGTGAAGACCGACGACGCGGGGAACGTGAAGCCGACGAAGAAAAACAGCAGTTCGACTGGCCGCATCGACGGCATGGTGGCCTTGATCATGGCCTTGGGCATCGCCTCGGGCGAGGCCAGGAACGAGCCCGACGAACCAATGCTCATGGTGTTCTGAAGATGGATCAAGCCGACGAAGCAGTCCTTGAAATCATCGAGAACAGGAGCAATCTGGCCCGAATCTTTGAAGAGATTCGTGACACCCGACGGACGACGTCCGGCATTACCGTCAGCCCCGAGACGAGCCTGGAGTGTAGCGCCGTCCTCGCCTGCGTCAGAGTGCTGTCGGAGTCGATCGCCAGCCTGCCGATGAACCTCTACCGTCGCCTCCCCGGCGGCGGCAAGGAGATCGCCGAAGACCAGCACCTCCACGAACTGCTGCACTACCAGACCAACGACTGGATGACGGCGTTTGAGTGGAAAGAGTGGATGATGAGCCAGTTGCTCCTCTGGGGCAACGCCTACAGCAAGATCATCCCCGGCCCGAACGGCGCCGTCGACAAGCTGGAGCCGCTCCACGCCTCGCGGATGACGGTCAAGCGGCTGGAGAACGGCAAGCTCCGCTACTACTACCAAGTCCCGCCGACGCTCTTGAACCCGAGTCCCGACCCCGTCGAGTATCGGCAGGAGCAGATTTTTGTGATTCGCTGGCTCTCGTCCGATGGGGTGACAGGCTATGTGCCCGTGACCCTCTCCCGCGAGGCCATCGGCCTTGCCAGGGCGGCAGAGATTCACTCCTCGGCGTTCTTCGGGAACAACGCCCGCGGCGGCGCTGTCTTTGAGACCGACCAGCCCCACAAGCCAGAGGTGCTGCGACGGTTCAAGGATCAGTGGAACGAGATGCTCCAGGGTCCGAAGAACGCATTCTCGACCGTCGTGGTCCCGTATGGATTCAAGAAGAGGCCGGAGGAGATCAACAACGCTACCGCCCAGCTTCTTGAGACGCGGAGATTCAGCGTCGAGGAGGTGAGCCGCATCTACCGCGTGCCGGGCCATCTCCTCGGCGATATGTCGAACGTGCGATACAACACGGTCGAGCAGTCGGCCATCGACTTCGTCACGTTCTCGCTCATTCCGTGGTGCCGCCGCATCGAGATGGCCTGCCGCCGCGACCTCGTCGTGGACGACAAGACGTACTTCGTCGGCTTCGACCTCAATGCCCTGATGGCTGGCGACTACGAGGCGAAGGCGAAGCACGCCCGTGAGTTCTTCAACATGGGTGCGCTCGACGTCAACGAGCTTCGGGCGTCCATCGGGATGAACCCGCTGGAGGGCGAGGAGGGCAAGAAGCGATTCGTTCAGGTCAACATGGCCCTGCTTGAGGCGTTCACCGCCGCCAACCCGACAGGCCAGAAGCTCACCGACCTGCTCAAGCCCGAACCGGCCAAAGAACCGGCCATCCCCGGCGAGAAGTCGGCCGAACCGGCCGAGGATCAGGCCGAGCCGCCGGCCAAAGAACCGGCCAAGCGTTCGGCGCCAGACCTGTTTGAGGTCTTGTTCATGACGAACGTCCGTCGGCTCGCCGGCTTGGAGATCGACGGCATCTTCGACCGCCGCGGCAAGCCGGAGAAGGTCGTCGCCTGGATCGACCAGATGGGCGAGCGGATGAAGTCCGAGCTACGCGACTGTGCAGAAGCTACCGGGCGAGACATCGCAGAGTTTTCGGCCAATTGGGTGGCCCGCTCGCGAGAAATCCTGCTGGAGTGCCAGCGGAGTGGCCAGAAGTACGAATCAGTCCAGTCGGAGTGGTGCGACAAGCACCTGTGATCATGCCAATCGCACCTCTCTCAGCCCCCATCCCCTCGGTCGGCAACGTCGTGGACGCGCTCCATCTCTCGCGCAGCCTCCACATGACCGCCATCGAGCAGTACCAAGACCAAGCCGTGCATTTCCGGCGGTGGGGCTACACGAAACTCGCCGACGCCTTCGACGCCGACGCCGAAGAGGAGCGGGGGCACCTCAAACTCGTCACCACGCGGCTGGAGTTTTACGACGTCGAGCCCAAGTGCGAACACGCCGACTCCGAATGGCCGCGCCACGACTACGAAGGCGTCCTCGACTCCAACTACGCCCTTGAATATGGGGCCATGAACGCCGAGCGGGCGAACATCATCGTCGCCAGGAACGCCGGCGACGAGGTCACCGCCGAGATTTTCGCCGAGCTTCTCAAGGGGAGCGAGGCATCTGTGTCCGACATCGAGGCCACGAAGAAGCAGATCGAGCAAATCGGCCTCGACAACTACCTCGCGAACAAGGTCTGACCATGGATATCGAACGCCGGACAATCGACGCGGTCCCCGAAGTGGAGTTCCGCGAGGATTCCTCGACCGGAAAGCGGCTTCCTGTCCTTCGCGGCTACGCGGCCGTGTTCGACAGCGAGTCGAACAACCTCGGCGGCTTCGTCGAGGTCATCGACAAGCGGGCCTTCGACAGGGTTCTGAGCAAGAATCCCGACGTCTACGCCCTCTTCAACCACGATCGCAGCCTCATCCTGGGCAATACGAGCAACGGGACGCTGAAACTGTCGGTCGATGACTACGGCCTGCGCTACGAAGCGTACCCCGACGACACTTCCGTCGCCCGCGACGTCACGACATGGGTACAAAACCGCACCGTGAAGGCGTCGAGCTTCGCATTTGCCGTCGACCGGGCCGCGGCGAACGGCGGCGAGTCGTGGGACAAGGGTCCGCGGGGCCTTCGGAAGCGGACTGTCACCGATATCGCGCTGCTCGACGACGTTTCCGTAGTAACTCGGCCTGCGTATGACGCCTCCAGCGTCGTCGTGAGCCGCCGAGCCATGGAAATGGCCGTCGGCGAGGCGTATCGGCCCAACCAAACGATGTCGAATGCGGCAAAACGGGGCCTGAAGGCCGCCGCGAACGACAATCAGGTCGATCCGATGCTGATTTCGCTCGCCGAACGCATCGCCGACCGCCAAATCGTCGTCGTCGAGGACGTTTCTCGCCTCTCGGAGGTGATGGAGCGGTGCGCGGCGGCGAAAAACGCCGGATGGACGGGCACACTCCCCTGGATTGAGTGGCAACTGGCCGGCGGCGACAGCGGCGAGAAGTGGATTCAGCGCCGGATGGAAGAGCTGGGTGTCGAGGCCCGAAAAGCCATCGCCGACATCGACTTCACGCCCCCCGAAGGCGTGCGGAAAGAGGCCGCGAAGGCTTTGGCGTGGCGCCGCGAGTATGGTCGCGGGGGGACAGCGATCGGCATCGCCCGCGCTCGCGATCTCTCGAATGGAGTGAAGGTCAGCCCCGGCACCGTGAGGCGGATGAAGAGGTTTTTCGATCGCCACGAAGTCGACGCGAAAGCCGAAGGGTTTTCGCCCGGCGAGAAGGGCTACCCGTCGAACGGTCGAATCGCCCACGGCTTGTGGGGCGGCGATCCTGGCAGATCATGGGCCAACAGCCTCGTCGAGCAGATGAATGCTGGCGGCGAGCGCGGTGCCGCATACCCCGAAGACGACGACGAGACACTCAAGAGCTACGAGGACACCGACATGACCGAACGAGACATGGCTTTGACCAACGCCTACCGCGACATCGGAACGAAGATGGGCGAATGGACCGAGGAGGACTGCTATTACCTCGACGAGAAGACTGGCAAGATCATGTGCCGCTCGACGAAGGATGAATCCGAGGGCGCGAAGTCAGCCATGAGCGCGATGGACAACCTCAACGCGGCGCCGAATGAAGGTGAGCAGCGTGAGGCCGCAGTTGTTGAGGAACCTGCAACAACTGAGCCGCCGGCCCCGCCCGCGCCGACGCAAAAGCAACGCGACGATGCCGAGGCGATCGCGGCCATCGCAGCGCTTGACGCAGTCGTGCTGGAGACTCACTTGCACGACAGTAGCGCAACAACGTAGGTTGAAAGTATCAGACATTGATGCTCCGCGACGGACGTTGCGGAGAGCAGTGCGAGTGACTTGAGGACTCAGGTCGCGGCGCGCTAGCGGGCAAATCACCCGCCAGCCGCCGCACACCCGCGTTGGCTGGCTCACAATCAGGAGCAAGCCGACCATGTCCAAGAACCTCAAGAGCCTCCAGAACCGCGCTGCCGCCGTCGCGAACCAGATGCGGGCGCTGTCGAACCTCACTGACCGCACTCCCGAGCAGGACGCGGAACTCAAGACGCTCGTCGGGCAGTCTGGCGAAATCCGTCAGCTTCTCGCTTTCGAGGACAACATCGCCAAGGCCGAGGCCGAGCTTCGCTCGACCATCGATCAGGCCGCTCCCGCTGCTGCGACCGCTCCCGCCGCCCCTGTCGTGCAGGAGCCGGCGACGAAGGAGCTTCGGGCCAAGAAGACCCTCGCTGACCTGGAGATTCGGGGCGTTCACGTCCCCCATCACACCCAGCTTCGGGCCTTCAACGAGCGCCCCGAGGACGTCGAGACCGCCTACCGCTGCGGCCGGTGGCTCAAGGCCCACGTCTTCAAGAACGCCGACGACATCCAGTGGTGCAAGGACCACAACGTCGAGGCCCGTGCCCTCGGTGAGAACACCAACTCGGCCGGTGGCGCCCTCGTCCCCGAGGAGTTCGCTGCTCGCGTGATCCGGCTCGTCGAGACCTACGGCACCTTCGCCGCGTCGAGCGTCGAGAAGGTGACGATGAACCGCGACACCATGATCATCCCGAAGCGGGTGACTGGCACCACGGCCTACTTCATCGGCGAAGGCGTCGCCTCCACCGAGAGCCAGCCCAGCTACAGCAACGTGCAGTTGGTCGCCAAGAAGCTCGCCGTCTCCACGCGGATGTCTTCGGAGGTTGTCGAGGACAGCCTGATCTCGATGGCAGACGCAGTCGCCGCGGAGTTCGCTACTTCGCTTGCATTTCAAATCGACGGCTGCGGATGGATCGGAGACGGAAGCTCCTCCTACGGCGGCATCTTCGGGATCGTCAACAAGCTCGCGAGCAACGCCTCCCCGGCGGCCCTCCAGACCGCCATCGCCGGCCACGTCTCGTTCGAGACGCTGACCATCGACGACTTCCTCAAGCTCATCGGCAAGCTCCCGCTGTACGCCCGCCAGGGCGCCCGGTTCTACATCTCCCCGGCCGGCTACGCGGCCTCGATGGCTCGCCTCCGCTACGCCTCGGGCGGCAACACCGTGGCCGACCTCGGCGGCGGTGTGACCGAGACCTTCCTCGGCTACCCAGTCGAGCAGGTCCACGTCATGAACAGCACCCTCGGCTCCGACCCCTCGCAGGTCAAGGTGCTGTTCGGCAACCTCGGGCTGTCCTCGATCTACGCTCGCCGCCGGGACTTCTCGGTGCGGATGTACGACCAAGTCTACGCCACGACCGATCAGTTGCTCCTCCAGGGCACGATGCGGTTCGACATCGTCCATCACACCCTCGGCACGAAAGACCCGGCCGGGACCGACATCGCCGGCCCCGTGATCGCCCTCAAGACCGCCGCGTCTTGAGCCTGAAACTACCCCACTAGACCTCTCACAGGAGCAACCAGCGCTATGATCCACACGCAGATGGAAAAGATCGTCGCCGCGGTCCCGACCTCGGTCGGCAGTTCGGCAGTGACCCTGACCGTCGACACCCTCGGGTACGACCAAGTCAGCTTCGTGGCGATCCGGGCCGCCAACGCGGCCACGACCTTCGCCTCGGTCCTGAAGGTCGAGCAGTCCAGCGACGACTCGACCTACGTCGCCGTCCCCGGTTTCACCGGCGGAACGGACTTCACGATCGCGACGGCGACGACCGTCACCGCCGTGGCCTACAAGCTGGACGTCGATGCCAAGGCGCTGCGGCGTTACCTGAAGCTGACGGTCACGCCGTCGGCCTCGATCAACATGGTGGCCTCGGCTCGTCTGTCGCGTGGCGAGAACGCCCCGACGACCGCGAGCGAGGCTGGCTGCATCGGTTGGGTGGTTGGCTGATCTCATGCGGGACGGCCATTGACGGCCGGCAAGGCGCAGGGAAGCGCGCCCGCTCCTTACTTGGAGCGTCAAAATGCTGGTTCGCGTCGGAAACACAGAAGCCGAAGTGAAGGTCGCCGCGGTCATGTCCATGCCGCGGCTGGGCTTCACGGACAACTTCTTCTGCGTGGCGTCGGCCCTGGCGCCACACGGCATCTCGCCGGTCAAAGTGACGGGTGCCTACTGGGGTCAGAGCCTCCAGATGGCCATCGAGTCGGTCATCGAGGACGCCGACTGGGTGCTGACCATCGACTACGACACGATCTTCAGCGCGAAGACCGTCGAGGCCCTCCTCACGCTCGCGATGTGGAGCGGAGTCGACGCGATCGCCCCTCTTCAGGTGAAGCGGGAGGCCAACGCGGTCATGTTCGCCCTGGCGGGCTCAACGCCGGACGAGCAGACGCAGGTCGGCGACGACTGGTTCAAGAAGCCGGTGCAGCCGGTGGAGACCTCGCACTTCGGCCTGACGTTCCTTCGGGCATCGGCCCTGAAGGCCACGCCGCGGCCGTGGTTCGTCGAGACGGCCAACGAGAAGGGCACGTTCGATGGCGGCCACATGGACGCCGACATCGCATTCTGGAAGCAGTTCCGCAAGAGCGGGCACAAGCTGGGGCTGGCGACGCACGTCAGCGTCGGCCACGCCGAACTGATGATCACTTGGCCGTCGCGGCAGGTGGCCGACTGCAAGGTTCTCCAGCACACGACGGACTATTGGAAGCACGGCCAGAAGGCACCAGAGAAGGCTTGGGGGCAGGTATGAAGATTCGCATCCTCATGGGATTCGACGGCTACGAGGCCGGTCAGGTGTTCCCTGACTGGCCTGCGGGCATGTGCGAGTCGTTGATCGGGCGGCGGATGATCGAGGAAGTCAAGGACGAGCCGGCCCCGTCGCCCGAGCCGGGGCCAAAGCCGGTCGTAACCGGCAAGAGGAAGTAGCCCATGGACTACATCGTCTTCGGGACGCCGCAGCGGCCCACCCCGACGATCACGCCATTCCGAAGCCTCGTCCGCATCTCACAGCCGGCGGTCGAGCCGGTGTCGCTTGCCGAGGCGAAGGTCCAGGCCCGCGTCGACACTGAGGCCGACGACGCCTACATCCAGGCGTTGATCGCCGTCGCGCGGCAGTACGTCGAGGACATCCTCGATATCACCCTCCTCACGACCGTCTGGGAGACGTCCTACGACCTCTTCCCGGTCTGGCAGATTGTCCTGCCCAGGCCGATGCTCCAGGCGGCCAACGTCACTGTGAGCTATCGCCTTGGGGACGGCTTGATGTCCACCAAGAGCAGCGCGGCCGGAGACTTCAGGGTCGACACCCGCACGGTCCCCGGCCGCATCTATCCCAACTGGTCGGACACATGGCCCGGCGTCCGCGGCGACGAGAACAGCGTCGTCGTCAACTACACCGCCGGCTTCGGCGACGACGGGTCGAGCGTGCCGCCTGTCTACAAGCACTTGATCATGATGCTGGTGGCACATTGGTACGACACGCGGCAGATCGTGGCGCCGGGCACCTACGGGACGATTCCGAAGACGTTCGACACGCTGCTGGCCGTGGCTGATCTGGGGGTATTTAGGTAGTAGCGGGCTGGAATTAGGTAGCAAACTAGGTACTACGATGACACTTCGGTCAAAGCTCGACGTCGATCTCGTCTGCCACGACGCTGGCACGGCGACGTTCGTCGTCAACAGCGTCTCCGACCACTTCCTCATTGAGCCGAACGTCATTCAGTACATCGGATCAGCGACCGTGGGCACATCGGCGATCTCGATCTCCGGCCCGACGGTACTGTCGACTTTGGTCGTCAAGAACGAGGGTGCGCAGCCCCTGCGGCTCGCGGGGGCGATCGACGTCTCCGCGGGCCGCGTGGCGGTCCTGCCGGTCACGGCGACGGTCACGGTGGCCTCGGTGAGCGGCCAGGGCTCCTACACGGCGTTGTGGGTGGGCTGATGATCCATGCCGGCATGATGCGCGAGCGGGTGCTTCTCCAGAAGCCGGCGACGAACCGGACGGGCATGGGGTCTGCGAATCTGGAGTGGGAGGACGTCGCCGAGGTATGGGCCAGCGTCCTCGGCCTTTCGTCCCGCGAAATCCTCCAGGCGATGCAGGCAAACGCCATCGTGAGCCACAAGGTCCGCATCCGGTTCCACCCCGGCATCGAACACACATGGCGGATGGTGTGGCGTGGCCGCGTGATGGAGATTTCGAGCATCGTCGAGCGTGAGGTTCGGGCGATCCATGAGATTCTGGCGAAGGAGGTGACGTGATGGCTGTCGGAAACAGATACGGCGCCTTCGCGAGAGTCCTGTCTTCCGGGTTGACCGCAAAGAAGACGGCCGAGGGGTTCGTCGGCGTTCGGGTCAACGGAATCAGGGAACTTGCCCAGCAACTCCAGGGCTTCGTGGGGGTACTTGAGAGCGACGCCGTTCTATTCAACGCCGTCGAGAGCGGCGCCAAGATCATCGGCGACGACTACAAGCGACGGGCTTCGATCCACATGGCGACGGGCAACCTCGCCAAGTCGGTCGATTCCAAGAAGAAGCGGTACGAGAACAAGAGCGGCGGCGTCGTCGCAGTCGCGGTCGTCGGCCCGAAAAGCACGGGAAACGGCGGCGCCTCCGAGAAGGGTGGTTCGGGGAACCACAGCTTTCTCATCGAGTTCGGCAGTGGACCCCGGCGCCCAGGAACCCAGGGTCGTCGGACCTACGTCAACGTCCACCAGAGGATCAACGGACGCATGATGCGTAGGGCAGGCCGCATGAATGACGAGGCGTTCGCCAATGCCGGCCGCGGCTACTACTTCTTGATGGGAAGCCTGCGCGAGCGAGCGGGTCAACCTGCGGGCAGGCCGGGCTACTCGCGCGACTTCGCCGGCCCCGGCCCTCGCGGCGACGGCAGGCCGCAGCACCCGATCACGCTCAAGCCCGGCGAAGTGATCGCCCCGATGCCTGCTCACCACTGGATGCAGGAGTCAATCGCGAACCAACGGATGAACGTCTACAACCAAGTCGTTCGCGTTCTGAGGAATGCCGTTTCGGCATACGCCGCATGATCATTTCCCCAGAGCAGCACATCAGCCTCAAGCTCATCACCTCGCCGCGGGTGGCGAGGTACGTCGGCTTCAACGTGTACCCGCTGGCGGTGCCGAAGGACGCTCCGTTCCCGTTCCTTCTTTACCGACGGGCCAACATCTCGCGGGAATCAACGATCACAAGCAGCGGGCCAATCTACGCCCCGGTGGCGACGATTCAGATTGCCTGCTGGGCGCTTGACTATGACACCGCCCGAGCGGTTGCCGATGAGGTTCGACTCGCGCTTGATGGCGGCACCGGCACGCTCGCAAACGCTACAATACAAGATATGAGGCTGGTTTCTGAGCTTGACGATTTCTTGGACCCATCAGTCCAGGGAGCGCAGCTTCCACCGGCCTACGAGGTCAGGCAGGCATACCAAGTCCGGTGGCAGGAATCGGTCGGATAACCGCAAGGAGGCTTCTTCGATGGCAGGCATTTCCGCACAGGGTCTGACGTGTTCTTTCGGCGGCACCGTCCTGACGGTGACGAGCGTCCAGGTCAGCGACCAACAGGACTTGATCGATGGCAGTCACCTCGGAATCGCCCCGAACGGCCGCAAGGAGTTCGTCGGTGGGTTCGCAACTAACCGTGAGGTGTCTGTCGACGTCATCTCGACGACCGTCCTCACGGCCGGCACGTCTGGCGTGCTTTCGATCACGGGGCCGATGGTGTTCTCGGGCAACTCGACGATCACCTCGGCGAGTACCGGCGGCTCCGTCGGCGCGCTCATCTCGGGCAGTGTCACGTTCAAGGTCGCCTGACGACGGGAGTGTGAAGCATGGCCGGCGTTACAGCGCAAGGCGCCACGTTCACATTCAACGGGGCGGTGGCGATCATTACCGGCCTGTCGATCAACACGCCGAAGGCGGAAATCGTCGACATGACCGGGATCAACGATGCCGCGAATACGACGGTCATGGTGCCCACGGGGGCTATAAGCCCTGGCAGCGTGACTGTCGACTACATCCACGCCTACGGTGGCCTCGACCCCCAGGCGGTGATTGGCGTTCGGGGGCCGCTTGTCTTCGGCTCGCCGGGGTACAGCGTCACCCGGAACGTCATCCTTGAATCAGCCAGCACGGAAGTCAGGTCTGGCGATGTCGTGCGAGGTTCCCTGAACTTCGTGATGACAGATTACTACGGTCCTTGAACGAGGTTTTCTCATGGCCGGTCTCTCTGCCAGTCAGATCATTTCCGCAAACGACACCAAGGTGGAGCCCGTCGAGGTTCCTGAGTGGGGCGGCACGGTGTACGTCCGAGTTCTTCGCGGCACCGACCGCGACCAGTTTGAGGAGTGGATCAACAAGGAGAAGGACCGCGCCGTCCGGTGCAGGTTCCTTGTTCTTTCCCTCTGTGACGAGCGCGGCGCGTTGCTGTTCACCCCTGATCAGGTAGCGCAGCTTGGCGAGAAGTCCGGCGACGTCCTGGCTCGCGTATTCGACCGGGCCTGGGACATCAACTACCTGTCGGCGAAGGCGGTCGACGCGCTGGGAAAAGATTCGCCGAGCGGCCAGAGCGACGGTTCTATCACCGCCTCGCGCTAGCCCTCGGCGGGATGACGGTCTCGGAGATGCTCTCGCGAATGGACTCGCAAGAGCTATCCGAGTGGTACGCATACGACCAGCGGTGGCCGCTCGATGATGGCTGGCAGCAGACCGCAAGAATCTGCCGGATCATCATGGCCTCGTCTGGCAACTACGGCAACAAGGTGCCGGAGGAGTCGGCGTTCATCCCGGCGACGAGACGGGTCGAGCAGACGCAGGACCAGATCATCGCCGAACTGATGAAGCTCACGAAGAAGCCCGGCGAAGACATCAACGCGAGCGTGTGATGAGTGCAGGATATCTCGGGAAAATCTCAGCGCTCGTCACCGTCAACACCACGGACATTGCGTCCAAGGTGCAGAGCGGTTTCGCGGCTCCGTTTGAGAACGCCCTGAGATCGATCGAGAACTCCCTTCGGAACACGAACAGGTCCGTCGAGAAGTCGTTCGCGGATATGTACACGACCAGCCAGAAGCGCCTTCGCGCCATGGCTGCGGCGCAGATGGGAGCCGTCAAGAACTTCAACTCCGACGACTTCTCAAAGCGATTCGCTGTCAGCGATGGCATTGCAACAACGCTTGGGAAGCTCGCCAGGGAGGTTGAGAAAACCTCGGGGACGATTCGTGAGCGGTTTGAGCCCGCGCTCGTCTCAGCCCAAGCCGAGGCTCAAGAGCTAATCGACCGCCTCGACGAGGGTCTCCCGGTCGCAATCGACGAAATCGGGAGAATGGCAAACAGAGTCGACGACCTCACTCGTTCGTTCGACGCGGCGGGCAGCGCGGCTGCGAGGATGGAGAAGGTACTAAAGGACAACGAGGGGCTTCGCACCAACCTTGCCACAGAGCGGCGACTTGCGGCCAACGTCGGTGCATCCTCGTCGCTTGCCGACAGGAGAGCGATGCTTCGTCGGGAGGAGATTGCAGGACAGAACATCGGGCTTCGCACCAACCTTGCCACAGAGCGGCGACTTGCGGCCAACGTCGGTGCATCCTCGTCGCTTGCCGACAGGAGAGCGATGCTTCGTCGGGAGGAGATTGCAGGACAGAACATCGGGCTTCGCACCAACCTTGCCACGGAGCGGCGACTTGCTGCCAACGTCGGAGCATCCTCGACTTGGGCGCCCGGCGCGCGAGAGGCATTGGTGAGGGCAAACATCGGCGCATCGTCGCCGGTGTCGTTTCAGACTCCATACCGCCGCGGTCTCGTCGGCCCGGCCGGGCCCATAACAACCGGCATGAGTCCGGTGTCCATCGCTGGATCGGGTGCGAGGACCAATCTGCCAGACGGGTATCTCCAGAGGGTCGTGCGTGAAGCCGCCGAAAGAAGGCAGCAGACGCTTGATGAGTCGGCGGCCAGGGCAAGAGACGCCGCCCAGCGCGCTCGCCAAGAGGACATAAACCGGCAACGGGAGGCGGCTGCTCGATTCTCAGCGCAGGCCGTGACATCTCGACGATCCGCGTCGGACGAGTTCGCTGGGTCGCTTGGTGGGCGAGGCGCTAGAGGCGTGGCTCTCGGGCTTGATCGCAACGCACTCGCCGCGTCCACCGCGGAACTTCAGATCATTCAGCGGGCCATTGGAAGAGCCTCGGCCGAGGCCCGAGGCCCCGCGGTTGAGGCTTTCGTCAGACTGAAGAACGCAATCTCCGAAGCCTTTGAGAACGGAACGATCGACTCCGAGGCCACTCGGAGGAACATCGCCAGACTCAGGACCGAGGCGGTAAACAGTGCCGCCCAGGTTGGCGGCGTGAATCGACGGGGGCTGAACAGCGACGTGAACCGGGCCGGAGATATAGCCAGAGGAGGAGCCGACAAGCTCAGTCTCGCTCTCCAGCAGGCCGGCTTTGCCATCGACGACTTCTTCTCGGCGACGGGCGGAATGGATCAGAAAATCCGCGCCGTCAGCAACAACATCTCCCAGATGGCCTTCATTCTCGGTGGCACGGCCGGGCTGTTCACCGGGCTCGCCTTCACCATCGGGTCTCAGGCAGTCGTAGCGTTGATGAAGTGGGCCGACGCCGGCAGAACGTCCGCAGACAGGACGGAAGCGCTAAACAAGGCCCTCGAAAGGCAGAAGTCGATCGCCGAAGAGCTTGCCACAGCCTACCGCGATCTCGCGAAGAGCCTTACGGCCGCGATGTCTCCTCAGGGAGTGAAAGCAGCCGAACGTGCGAAGCAATTATCGGACCTGACCAGCAAGCGCAAGCAGTCGATGGAGGAGGACATCTTCGCGAATGACGTCGGCGTAGCGAGCGCCAGAGCCAGCGTCGCGATGGAAGAGAAAAGGGCGATGATCTCCGTAACGCCTGTCCAGCAGCAGGCAGCGCAACTTCGCATCGCGCTCGCCAAGCGACAGGTGGAGGATGCCAAGCGGGAGTCTTTGGCGAGAAACGCGGCGTTCAACGACTTCGTCGACCGAGGCGTCGCCGGAGGCCCAGGGGCCGCCGTGCAGGCTTCCATTCAGCAAGCCATACAGACGTTCGGCCGCATCCGAATGTCTGACATGAGGCCCGCGGAGGCTCGCCAGTTTGAGCAGGGCGTCAACGCACAGATGAATGCTGTCCCTATGGCTGGCAGCAAGGCCGAGGCCGCCGCACAGCTTCGTGCCTATCTTGATCAAGAGTTCAGGACAAACGAGAACGCCCGAGCGCCTGGCACCGTCGCTTCTCCTATCGTCGCCGGACTCCTGGAGCAGCTTGCTCGCCTTGAGTTTGGGCTCAAGGATGCGAACACCGCAATCATTGACAGCGTCAACAAGTCCCTCGTTGACACATCGGACGTGCTTGAGAACGCGAGCAAGTCCCTCGACTCCGCGGCTATGGAGACGCAGGGAGTAACTGCTCTCCGCACCGAGATCGATCGAGTAGCCGCGAGCTTGGAGGCACTGTCCCTGGCGGCCTCAGAGACGACCGACAAGGGCGTTCTCGCTGCGATTGCCGAGGACGCGGAAGCGGCCAAGGTGCTTGGTGAACGGCTGAATGGGGCCGCTCGCAAGGCAAAGGAGTTCGCCGACAAGCTGCAAGAAGCGATCACAGAGGAGAACAACGCAGCCGCGAGAGGCGTTGACCTCGGCAGGATTCGCGACCAAGGCGCTCAAGCCGAAGACATCCGCGCGGCCGCGGCGAACATCGGAAACAACGCAGAGCGAAACGCCTTCGTTGCGAGGGCTTTCGGAAACGTCGTCGCCGACACGCAAACGATCCTGAAGGGATTTGCGCAAGAGCGAGAGAACGCCATTCTCGGCGGCCCCAGTCGTGCCGCCTTGAACGCCTCCGACGTGTCGACGATGGAGGGGCAGCGGGAACTCAATCGACTCCTTCGCGGAGACGACCCGAATCGAGATGTGAACTTCGCCGAGATGAAGCACCAGAGTGAACTTCTTCAAACAATCGCAGACCGAATCCTCGCCGCGACCGGGATCGCGGTTGAGTTTCGGTAGGAGAGAATGATGGCTGACCTGACCCTCGGGACGACGATCGTAGTGAGCAAGGGGAGCCTTTATTCGTCGCTCTATGCGTCGAACGTCACGGCGACCATGAGCCAAGCAGGGCTCAAGACGACCGTCTACACGCTCTCGTCGACTGCCGTGTCGCTCTCTACGGCGAACCTGTCGTCGGTCGGCGTGGCGCAGTTCTGGAACATCTCCGGGGACACAAACGCTACCGTGCTAGTGTCTGCCGTGAGTGGGGCAAGCGTCGTCGGGTTTGCGGCGCCTCGGCCGGGCGAACCGGCGCTCATGCGGCTCCCGAGTGGCGTGAGCTTCCAAGCCACCGGCCACACGGCCGCGACACTCCGCGTCGACATCACCGAGGGCTGACCAATGCCGAGGTACGCAACAGAACTGACGCAAGGGCAGGCGTTCTCGCGGACGTCTGAGGAGAACGGCGTCAACGACACGGCGCAGAGGGTCTTCAAGATTGCGCTCGTCAGCCCCGCCGAGGTGTTCAATCCGCAGGTGTACACGGGCGTCTACATTGGCACGATCCACCCGTACAACAACAACCTCATCTGCTTCTCGTTCGACTCAAAGTTCGACGGCGACAGTCGAATGGTTACGCTCGTCACGTTCAACTACAAGAGCTTCGCATCGTCGCCGGCCTCTAGCGGAAGGCCGGAGCCAAAGACGATTCAGCCGGAGATTCGGCCGGCGAACTGGTACACCGACACCTCTCTGATGGAGATTCCGGCACCTACTTGGAACGAGTTTGGGACGGGGAAGTGGGTTGTCCCTGTGAACCCTGTTGGCGACAGGTACGAAGGCGTCAGGAAGATGGTTCCTGTCACGTCCATCCGCGTTGATCAGTATGAGAGCGCCGATCCCCTGAACAACATGGATCAGGTCGGGAAGATCAACAGCAAGACGATCAAGGTGGGGTCGCATAACTTTGCCTTGCACACTCTCATGCTTCGCGGAATCAGTAGTCGCCCTCACGTCGAGACGTTTCAGGGAAACACGTTTCGCGGATGGATAGCCTCTTACGAGCTTGTCTACAAAGCGAACATCGTCTTCGTGAGCGACCCGGAGGGAGGAGAGGGCGACCCTCAGAGAATCGTTCTTGGCTGGGATCACCTACAAGTCGTTGAGGGCACAAGCGTCAAGAATCTTGCCGGTGCAGTAGCCAGGGCCGACGTCGATCCGTTCGGGCTCGCCCTTACGCACAATGGTCAGAAAGTCCAGTTTCCGCTCACGCTTGCTGATGGGACCGAAAACAAGAAGGTCAGAGCCATGATGGCGATCCCGTCATACGACGACCGCGGCGGGTGGGTGCAGCGTCCAGTGGCAGCCCCGATCGCCTTGAACCTTGACGGCACGCCGCGAGACTTGATCGGCGGCCTCAACCCTCTTGTCGTTCGCTACCAAGTTCAAGAATCTGGCGATCTTGTCGCAGACCTCAACCTCCGGTTGTACTGATCATGGATGGTCGCTTCCTTCTCACCGGAAACTCAGCCGAACGCATCAGGGACACGATCCGAACGGTCGAGTCCATGGTCGCAAGGTCTGACACGACGCTGCTGCCGACGAGGTTCAGTGAAGGTGCGCCGCAGCCTCTGGACAACTTCCGCATCGGCACCTTCGGCACCGCCGCCTGGAGCATCAACTCCTCCAACACCGTGACCCTGACGAACGTCGGCGTGACGGGGTACACGGTGCTGGCGACGAACATCTTCGGCACGATCACCGCCATGGGGTCGACTCTCGCAGGGACCACGCGGCCGTGCGCCGTCGCCAAGGACGGGACGGCGTGGTATTTGATCCAGCCCGTGCCGTCGACAGGTGGCGCGAAGGCCGGGACATTTACCGGCGGGTGGGGTTTGGGCTCAGACAAAGAGGTGACTTCCATCGTGACAGGAGAGGTGATCAACGTCACGAACTTGATCTACTCGATCCCAGACACCGGCGAGACCATGTCGTGTGTTGTTGTCCAAGAGGGGACGGCATGGCAACTGGCGAACGTGCAGCACATGGGCACGTCAGTTCTTACGAAGGTCGCCATTGAGGGTTCGGCGCTCGTTTTCAGTCGTGCGGCGATCCAAGTCATCGGGCAGACCTCGTCGCCGACGTCGTTCCCGCTCTCGACGTGCAATACATATTCTGGATCGACGGTCGCGCCTACTTCGGTGGCGGGGCCAAGCGGAGTCTCGTCGTTCTCGTCCACGTCTTTCTTTCTGGGGTGAATCATGCCGGAAGGCTTTAAGATGGTCGCCAAGACCTTGACGGCAACCACGCCGATAACGATTGCCACCATGGGGACGGCAAGCGTGGCCGTTTTTCGCGGCGTCACCTTCTGCAACACCAACACGTCTACGTCCGCCGCCTACGATCTGCTCATCATCCCCAACGGACTTACCGCGTCTGTCTACATGGTCAAGGGGGCGTCTCTCGCCTCCCAAGCTACAGGGCAGCCACTCAACAGCACTCTCGTTCTCAACTCGGGCGACACGCTTCAAGCAAGGTCGAGCGTCTCAAACGCGATAGACGTGACCGCTTCCTACCTAGAGTCATACTGATGGCGTTCATATGGAACGGCGACTTCTTGATGGCGGACGGCGGGTTTGCCATTTCAAACGACTGCTGCTGCAAGTTCTACACCTGCTACTGCTATGTGCGCGCGAATAACTACGGATCGCAGATAGTAGAGCGGCGAATCGTCAGGTATCGCGCTCCCGAGTGGGACGATGCCGAACAGAAGTGGGTTTTTCCTGACGGCCAGCCGTGCGTACCACCAGGGGCTCAATGCACGGTCACTTACACTGGCATCTTAGTCAATAACTGCGGTTGCGCCGTCGGCTACGGCGGATCGTCTGTGTCGTGGAGCAGAATGGACTGCCTCCAGCCATCTACCTGCCAAACAATACTCCCACCCCCATGATTCTCGTCAACATCCTCGCCATCCGAGACGCCGCCAAGTACCGACCCAGCGGGTACGAAGAGGAGATGCTCTCGGCCGGTGTCATCGATGGCGACTACGTCCAGATCGCGGACGACGCCTACGACGCCCTGTTCCTGAAGTACATCGGCAGCATTCGGCCGTGCGGGCCGGGCTGCCAACTCAAGCGGATTCTGGAGGCATGGGGGTTCGTTGCCCAGCCGGGCTGCAAGTGCGAGGCCCGCGTGGTCATCATGGACGACTGGGGGCCAGACGAATGCGCTACGCCAGACAGAGCGAAGGAAATCCTCGGTTGGTTGAAGGAAGAGGCCGACGCCCGTGGGCTCCCGTTCATCTCGACGGTCGCCTCCCTCGGCGTGAAGCGGGCCATCTGGCTTGCCAGGAAGAACGCCAAGGCAGTCGCTGCCGCCCAATCCCCCCCCATCCTGACACCACGCCCGCCGCCCGTGGTAAGCTACCGGCCATGACATCGCCGCCGGAAAAACGATTCGACGTCGGGGAGGCCGAGGAGGTCTTCGACAGCGATGTCGACGGCCTGCCGAATATGCCGCCCCAGGACGACATCGGCTGGCTGCGGACCCCAAAGAGGCCCACCCATGAAGACAAAGCCGCCAAGGCTCCTCGATCGCCTCAGTCGGGAACTCGCAAGCCCCGCAAGACCTAGATTTCGCTGGTTCTTGGACCTGCCCGAAGACGTGCGGACTGACCTTGAGGAGGCCAAACGGCTATGGCGCGACGGGACGTACAAGGTCACGGCAAACCGGATGGCAAAGAAGCTGATCGCGGCTCTGGCCGAGTTGGGCGTGGACCCGCTCCCCGGCCGGACGACCGTCCACGACTGGCTGGAAAGCTGATCGCCGACGACCCGTCGATCCTCGGGCCGCCGCAGATCACCACGAAGGTCGAGGGCGACCAGACGATCGTCCACTCGGCCAGCCACGGCATCAAGACCGTGGACGACCTCCTCCGGCACATCGAGGCCGACCTGACGAAGTACGAGGTCGCCGCGAGCGAGGCGACCGTCTGGGAATCCCCCTGCGGCGACGCCAAGGTGCCGCTCTATCGCGTCTGGGTACGTCTCAAGCCCCGCGGCGGCCCCCGCGTCCTCGACGCCGTGAAGGCCATGCTCGACGGCGCCGCGGCCTCCATGGCCCGCAAGGCACGAAAGCCGCACCGCGAGCGTGCCGGCGGCGCGTGGCAGGTGCTGGTCGTGGCCGACGTCCACCTCGCCAAGCTGGCCTGGACGCCCTCGACCGGCGAAGCCGACTACGACCTCGACATCGCCACCCGCATTCTCGGCGACACGTCCCACGAACTTGTTGCCAGCGGCGACAAGTTGTTTCGACCCGCCCGTCGAACAGTGGCCTTCTGCGGAGACCTGTTCCATTTTGACACGCCCCGTGGCACGACGAGCAGCGGCAACACCTACCTCGACCGCGACTCCCGCATCCAGAAGATGCTCGACACCGGCACCGACGCTCTCCTCGACATCGTGGCCCACTCGGCCGAGACCTGCCAGACCGACGTCATCCTGGTGGCCGGCAATCACGACGAGGCCCTGTCGTGGGCGTTCCACAAGATGCTCAGTCTCCAGTTCGCCAGGGACGAGCGGGTCACGATCGCCAAGAGCTACACGCCCCGCACCTACGCTCATCACGGCGGGACGCTGCTCGGGTTTTCCCATGGCGACAAGGCCAAGAAGAAGCTCCCGCAACTGATGGCCTACGAGCGTCCGGCCCTGTGGGCACAGTGCCCCTACCGCGAGTTCCACACCGGCCACTTCCATTCCCAGGCGGCCGAGTGGCAACGGCCCATCGAGACGATTGACTCGGTGCTTGTCCGTACCGCACCAGCGATCTGTCCAGCGGACGAATGGCATTCCAGCCACGGCTTCGTCGGGAGCCGCCGGGCGATGGAGACGTTTTTCTACAGTCACCGCGGCGGGCTCGACGGGATGCTCGTCGCCGGGCCGGAGGAGGAGGGCAAATGAGCGAACTTAGGCTTTTGCGGCGAGCGGTTGAGTTCGGGATGGAGCATTCCGACGACCCGCGGACGAAGGTTGGCGCGATGATCGTCGCCATCAACAAGAGGGGCGGCTCGATCCTTGGGGCCAACAGACTGCCACGGGGCGTTGAGGCAAACGCCGCTAGGGTGTCTCGGGAGCATAAGGACAGGTACATCGAGCATGCGGAAAGAGATGTGATCTACGGCGCCGTTCGGTGCGGCGTCGATACCAACGGCTCCGTCATGTACGCCCCTTGGTTCTGCTGCTGCTGCTGCGCCAGAGCAATCATCGAGTCTGGCATCCGAGAGGTCGTCGGTTTGATGAGTCTCCACTCCATGACCCCTGCCAGATGGTCGGCCGACATCGCCGCGGCCCACCAGATGCTTGAGGAGGCCGGCGTCGGGATGCGTTGGATCACGGCGGAACTAGGGACGACGATCCTGTTCGACGGCAAGGAGATCGAGATATGAGCGGGCCAATTGTGGTCGGCGTCACCGGGGCGGCCGGGTCCGGCAAGGATACTGTTGCCTCGATGCTGGGGTGGGAATGGCGTGGGGTTTCGTTCGCCGACCCGCTCTACGACATGATCGCGGCGATGACGGGGTATCCGGTCTGGCAACTCAAGGACCGCCAGTTCAAAGAGCAGGTGATCCCCTGGCTGGGGAAGTCGCCTCGTCAGCTTCTCCAGACCCTCGGGACCGACTGGGGTCGTGACATGGTGTCGAGGGACGTCTGGCTGAAGATCGGTGCCCGTCGCATTCAATCGGGCTACCGGGTCGTCGTCCGAGACGTCCGGTTCGACGACGAAGCCGAGATGATCCGAGACGAGTTTGGCGGGGTCATCTGGGAGACGATCCGCCCCGGCGCGGCCACCTGCGTCGGCCACGTCTCCGAGGCCGGGATCAGCCGCCGCCTGATCGACCGAACCCTCGTCAACGCTGGCACTCTCGACGAGTTCCGCGAGGTCGTACAAGCCGCCGCCACCTCTCTCGCGAATGCTACAATGAAAGATATCGCGGGGGGTAGCGAATATGACCGACGAATCCAAGGCGGTGTGGGCTGACTCCCTGCTCAAAGTAGGGACGCATCTTGGCGTACCCGTACTGATCCTGGCGGCCTTCCTATGGATGGCCCGCGAGGCTGGCTTCGCGATGTATTCGGGAGCCGTCATCCCGATTGTCGAGGCACACACCCGGTTCCTTGAGTCGACCGAGTCGACGCTCAAGGAGATCGGCTCAACGCAGAAGCAGCAGGCCGAGACGATGCAAGAGATCGTCGTCGGCCAGCGAGAACTCGCGACCATCATCGAGGCGCACAAAGGGGGAAACTGATGGCTACGGCATCCGACGCCCCTGATGTTCTCAATCTCTCCTGGCGACGCGGCGACGAGTTCGGGAAGACCATCGTCTACACCGAAGACCTGACCGGCGCCACCGCCCTGACGACCATTTACAGCCTCCGCACCGGGGCGGCCGTCACGACCATGCCCACGGTGATCACCGCCGGCCCGACGGCCTCCAGCGTCGGCATCAGCCTGTCCGAGGTGCCGTCGGCCTCCCTGCTCCTCGGCACCTACGGCTGGCGGCAGATTGTCATCGCCACGGGGAGCGTGCAGCGGACGCGGATCGTCGGCCGCATCGAGGTGACGCCTTGAGCATCAGCGTCACGAACACCAAGTCACCGATCACCGTCGTGGACGACAAGGTCACGATCAAAGTCACAGGTGGCTTCGGTCCCCAGGGGCCTGCCGGAAGCAGCGAGAGCGGCGGCGGGGCTATCGCCTCGATCAATGGCCAGACCGGGACGATCACGATTGCCTACGCTGGCGGCGTGACGGCGGCAGGCGGAACGATCACGCTTGGGTACGTCTCGCCGCCGGTGACGAGCGTGGCGGGCCGGACGGGGGCGGTGACGCTCTCGACCGGCGACGTCAGCGGCCTGGGGTCGCTCGCGACGAAGTCGTCGCTGGGAAACATCACCATCGCCGGGGCAGTCGGGACGGTGGCTGGACGTGTTCTCACCACGGACGCCGATGGTTTGGTCGTGACGTCGGCGGTGGGGGTGGGGCTGGTCTATGAAGACGACTCAATTCGGCCCGACATTCCGTACATCAAATCGCAGCTTGCGGACGTGGCAAGCTCCGGCTCATACCTCGATCTGACAAACAAGCCGACGATCCCCGTGACGTCAGTGGCCGGAAGGACCGGCGCCGTCACGCTGACGACCTCCGACGTCTCGGGCTACGCGGCACCTCCTGTGACGAGCGTGGCCGGGCGAACTGGGGCTGTGACGATCGCCGCTGCGGACGTGTCGGGGCTTTCGGCCGCGGCGCCCGTTCAGTCGGTGGCTGGCAGGACCGGGGCGGTCACGCTGACGACCTCCGACGTCTCGGGCTACACGGCACCTCCTGTCACCAGCGTGGCCGGTCGCACGGGTGCCGTGACGATCGCCGCTGCGGACGTGTCGGGGCTTTCGGCCGCGGCGCCCGTTCAGTCGGTGGCCGGAAGGACCGGCGCCGTCACGCTGACGACCTCCGACGTCTCGGGCTACACGTCGCCGCCCGTGACGAGCGTGGCGGGTCGCACTGGGGCTGTGACGCTGACGGGCTCCGACATCAACGTGGCGACAACGACGGCCCTCGGCGTGGTCCAGGTGGGCGTCGGGCTGACGGTTACGGCCGGTGTCCTGTCCGGCCCTAACATCACCAGCGGCACGGCCGCCCCGTCCGGCGGATCGTCCGGCGACATTTACCTGAGGTACTCAGCATGAACCTCGCCGCTCTCGCCGCGAAGATCGCAGAACCGCAGTACCGCGGCCTCTCTGACCAGCTCCTGGCCGACACGGTCAACGGGCTCCGCGTCTCCGTCCGTCGCCCGGTGCCGACGTGGCAAGTACGGCAGACCGCCATTGAGGGCGGGTACTGGCCCGCGCTCGTCGAGGCTCGCGAGACGGGAGCGAATCCGGTCAGGGCTCTGGCGATCACCGTCCTTGCCTGGATCGACGACCAGAGCGGCACGATCCAGAGCGTCGACATGGATCGACCCGCGGTCATCGGAATGAGGGCCGCGCTCGTCCAGGCGGGTATCTGTTCGCAGCCGCAAGCCGACGCACTGTCCGCTCTGGCGGATCACTCGATCCTGTGGACGGAATCGGTCGGGCTGCCGGAGATCGGCGTGGGGCTCGTAATCAACGCTCGGAGGCTGACGAATGGCTGATCTGAAATTGGCATACGGCACCGCCTCCGATCTCACGATCACGCTGGCGTCGATGGCCACTGACACGAACCTCCTGACGGGGCGCGAGTCAGCAACCATTGACAACTCGGCAAACCTGTTCCTCGACTACCTCGTCAGCGGCAAGATCACCGCGGGCACCTCGCCGACCGCGGCACGCTCAATCGAGGTGTGGGCCGTGGGTTCGTGGGACGGGACCAACTGGCCAGACGTTTTTGACGGCACCGAATCCGCCGAGACGATCACGAGCGCTGACATCAAGGCGAGCGTCTGCCGATTCGTCGCCGCAATGGCGACGGCCAACACCAGCGACCGTACCTACCATTTCGGCCCGGTCTCTCTCGCTGCTGCCTTCGGCGGCACTCTTCCGCCGAAGGTCGTGTTGTTCATCACGCACTCGACCGGCGTGAACCTCAACAGCACCGCCGGGAATCACCAGATTCGGCTCCAGCCCGTCTATCAAACGATCAACTGATGTCACGCCACGAATACCCATCACTTCGCCAGGGCCTCGTCGGCGCGTGGTGCCCGTCGCTGGGGGCAAGCGGTCTTTCGTTGATCGACCGTAGCGGGCGGAACAATCACGGCACGCTCGTCAACATGGCTGGCCAGGACAACTGGCGGGCGAGCGGCAGCGGTGTGGCGCTTAACCTTGACGGCACAAACGACCATGCTGTGCTCGCGGGTTTTGTGCCCGCATCCAGTATTTCTGTGTCTGCGTGGGTCTACCTAAAGTCGCAACCAACGGGTAGCAATCTCGCCGGGATTTTCAGCCGGTGGGGAAATAACGCGGCTTTTGACGCTACCGACGCTTTTACGCTCAATATCGGAGTCGGACAAGGGTTTCGTTTTTTTCTTGGAGGCGTGAACGCAGGAGTCACAACCGGATCGTCGGCTGTCACTTTGTCACAATGGACTCATCTAGCAGCAACATACAACGGCGCAACCATCACCATTTTTGTTAATGGAATATCAGGAGGTTCGACCGCCGCATCCGGTTCGATTACACAATCAACTGTCGAAATGCGTATCGGAAAAGATGTGGCAGCTAGTGCTACAGACAAAAACCTTGACGCGTTTTGCGACGATATCCGCCTCTACAACCGCGCCCTCACCCTCGCCCAAATCCGCCTCCTCGCCTCCCGTCGCGGGATCGGGCTGACGCCGCTGCCGGATCGTGCGGCGGGGTTGCCGAGGAAGTTGAGCGTCAACGTGGGCGGAACGTGGCGGGCGGCGGATGCATACGTTCATAACGGGACAGACTTCCGGCTCAGTGAAGCCAAGATCAACGTCGGAGGCGTGTGGCAGTGAACCGCGCACTGATCACCGGCATCACCGGCCAGGACGGCTCCTACCTTGCGGAGTTGCTGCTGGCCAAGGGCTACGAGGTGCACGGGATCATCCGCCGCTCCAGCACGTTCTCGACAGGCCGGATCGAGCATCTCTACGACCGCCTCCAACTCCACTACGGCGACGTGACCGACGGGTCGTCGCTCTGCCGGCTGGTGCGGACGATCCAGCCCAGTGAGGTCTACAACCTCGCCGCCCAGAGCCACGTCCGAGTGAGCTTCGACCAGCCCAGCTACACCGCCGCCGCCACCGGGCTCGGGACGCTGGCCCTGCTGGAGGCCGTGAGAGACGTCGCCCCGGCCGCCAGGGTCTATCAGGCGTCGTCGAGCGAGCAGTTCGGCAACGAGCCGGCGCCGCAGTCGGAGGCGACGGCGTTCAGGCCCAGGAGCCCCTACGCCTGCGCGAAGGTGTTCGCCCACCACATCGCCGTCAACTACCGCGAGAGCTACGGGCTCCACGTTTCCTGCGGCATCCTCTTCAACCACGAAAGCCCCCGCCGCGGCGAGACGTTCGTGACCCGGAAGATCGCCCAGGCGGTCGCCAGAATTGCCGCCGGCCGGCAGGAAAAGCTCGCCCTCGGGAACCTCGGCGCCCAGCGAGACTGGGGCTTCGCGGGCGACTACGTCGAAGCCATGTGGCTCATGCTCCAGCAGGAGCGGCCCGACGACTACGTCATCGCCACCGGGGAGACGCACTCCGTCCGAGAGTTCCTCGACATCGCCTGCGAGCGGGTGGGCCTCGACCCCGCCGCGATCGTGACTCACGACCCGAGGTACGACCGGCCCGCCGAGGTCGACTGCCTCCTCGGGGACGCGAGCAAGGCCCGTCGAGCCCTCGGCTGGTCGCCCCGCGTCGGCTTCCGCGACCTCGTCCACATGATGGTCGACGACGAGGTGCGGCTGTGTTCGGCTTCCTGAAGCGACTCGTCGACCGACGCGAGGCTACCCCGCAAGACGGCCTCTATGGGCGGTCTGGGAAGTGGCCCCGCGTGCGGGCGACGCATCTGGAACGTGAGCCGCGGTGTATCGCCTGCGGCCGGGACAAGGACTTGGAGGTGCATCATGTGGTGCCCTGCCACACCGACCCGTCGAGGGAGCTAGACGACGGAAACCTCGTCACGCTTTGCGCTGACCCTTGCCACCTCGTTTTTGGGCACTGCCTTTCTTGGAGGCGGTGGAATCCTTCGGTGCGAGAGGACTGCGCTGCTTTTGTGAAGCGGCTCGCGGAGGCGAGGGCAGCGGAGGAAGCCGCTCGGTAGAGTCGCCGTCCATCGTGAGCGTGACGATCTGGTATCCGGCCCTCCAGTATTCGCTCTCCCCAAACCTGTCGACCGCAAGCCACGCGGCCAGTGTGGCCTCGGTCGACGACACCTTCATTTGCATCACGCCTTGATGCTCCCGGCAGCCGTCGCAAATCTCAAACGCCTTGTGCTTCTTCTTGCACCCGTCGAACCTATTGAACCCGATCTCGACCGTCCATCGCTTCCTCATTCGATCGTCTCCCGTGCGTGTTGTTGATTGTGCCGATGGTATACGGCTGTACAGGTGAGTCAAGAAAAAGGAGCTAGCTAGCTGTCATCTCCGCGATTTCCGCCTCTTCGGCGGGGGACAGGAGGTGAACAGAGGCCACCTCGGCGAGCGTGGACATCTCCGGCCTCTCGACTTGCCAGATGGCTTCGTCGATGGCCTGGGGGGCCGTGCAAGCCTGAACCACGCAAAGTTCCGAGTCGATCACGGTGTCGGGCTCCTCGGACACCGGGTCTCGCCAGCCAACCAGAACTGCGTACCTGCGGATCGCTGGCCCCATGGTTCCCTCCATTTCGCCAAGGTGTCCTAGGTCGCGGGCTGCGACCTCCGGCGAGAACTCTAGGGGATCGACTGCAATGAGGTCAAGAGGGGCGCTTGCGCTTCGTGCCGCCGGGCTTTTTCTCACCCCGTTTGCGGCCCGCGCACCACGCCATGCCCGAGGCGGCTGTCGCCTCTGCTGTGTGGCGGTAGACGAGCCAGAGCAGGCCGGCGATCTGCTTCCCCTCGATCCGACCTCCGAGGGACATTCCGGTCTCTGGGTCGAGGTGCCGCCGGAGGATTTTTGACACTGCCGAACGGTTACATCCGAGAACCTTGACGGCCTCGGTGACGGTGATCAGTTCGCCGCGTTCATCCTTCATGCCCCACCTCGCGCAAACGTCTGGAAAACCAGTGCGATTTGCTTCGTGGGGGAAGGGTGTCAATGATCCCTTTGTCCCACCAGAAAAGTGGAGACGGAGGGGATCACGCCCCTACTAGACATCAGCAGGTGGACCGATTAAACACATGGCATGGACGCCACTCAGGAGACTCATGTCATGTTGCTACGCGAACTGCTCGATAAGGACTACGCGATCGTCCGCGGGCTGCGGCCCAAGGCTGTCTATCAAGTTCGGCTCACACTCTCCCGTTGGTCCGATTTTCTCGGGAGAGGACCGACTACAGCGGATTTGCTGAATCTGCGGGTGATGGAGTTTCTCCATCACCGGAAAAGCGAGGTCAGCCTCGGGACAGTCCTCAAGGATCGCAACGGCATCTGCGGCCTCTGGAACTACGCGGCCAAGCAAGACCGAACGCTACCGTTCCCGACATTGCCCCCCATGAGCCCCATCAAGCGGGCGCCGCGCGCCTACACGATCGAGGACATCTCCAAGGTCATCCGGGTCGCCAAGGCCCTCCCAGGCGACGTCATGGGCGTCCAGCGGGGGCTGTGGTGGGCGACGATCTTTCGGACGGCATTCGAGACCGCCGAACGCCACGGCGCCCTGGCGGCTCTGCGGTGGAGCGAGGTCGACCTCCCCGGCCGGCTGATCACCTTCCTGGCCGAGGGGCGGAAGGGGGGCGGCCAGGACATCCAGCGGGAGATCAGCGGTGAACTGGCGTCGTGGCTCGACGAGATGCGGAGGGAGCCGGGAGAACTCGTCTGGCCGTGGAAGGGCGTCGAGTCGTCGCAGTGGCAGGAACTCGGCCGAATCTGCACCCTCGCGCAGGTCACGAATCGAGGATTTCACGGGTTTCGCAAGTCAAACGCCTCCTATTTGACCGCGGCCAGAGGGGTCGGGGCAGCGTCTGAACAGTTGGGTCATAGCTCCAGTTCGGTAACGCTACGGCACTATGTCGACAGGTCCATCGCGAAGCCGAAAGAGACGGCAATCGACCTGCTTCCGCCGCTCAATTTGGGGGAATAGGCAAAATAGCCATTGATTCTGGCCTAGCTACCCCGCATGATGGGGGCGTACCCCGGAGGGAGGTTCATGGCAAAAAAGGGAATGGCCGACATCGCGCTCGGCAGTTACGAGGCGGCCTGCGTCACCGGCACGCAGTGGTCGAGGCCGGCGAAGCTCGCGAAAGAGGGCAAGCTGGTCTACCGGCCGTTGGAGTCGGGCTGGTCGCTGGAGAAGAAGAACGAGTTCTTCCTCTACTCGCTGCGTGACTGCGACGAGAACTACCGCGACTACTTGGAGGCGGTGGCGCTGGGCTCGCTCCCCGGCCGGAAGCGGTCGGAGGAGTGCATCGCGCAGCGTGAGCCGATGCTCGCGCGGCTCCGAGAAGTCGAGCAGATTCTGTACGACGATGCGATCGGGACGTCCGAAGCGGCGACGATCCTCGGCGTACACATCACCATGGTCAACCGCATGGTGAGAGACGGGAAACTGCGGGCTCGGAAGGCGTTCAACGACCGCCACGGTGAGGGCAAGGGCAGCGTCTACATCGTCAGCCGCCGGTCCTGCGAGGAGAACCGGCAGAAGTACACCGCCATGGAGGTGTCGGGCACGAAGACAGGATCAAAACGCAACCCAGGAAAGCGGACTGTCGCTCGGACGTCTCCGCCGAAACCGTCGAAGAAGCGATAATGTCTTGACGGGTGGCGAACGGTCGGCTACCCTGCCCCCTGTCGCCGTGCGGTAGCTCCGCCGGCAGCAGTTAGCCTCGCGAGCTACGGCCCCCGCCGTGGTCTGGAGAATGTACCCAGCCGCGGCGGGGGAATGCTCGCGCCACGGAGGGCAGCGATGTCGACGCTTTGGGGGCACCAGCGGGAAGCGATCATGTACGCCCGCGGCAAGCGGGACGTGATCCTCCATCTCGGCATGGGCTGCGGGAAGACCCGCACCGCGATCGAGATCATCAAGGAAGTGCTGATCGGTCGGCTCTCCGGCCGGGTGCTGATCTGCTGCCCGAAGGCGGTCTGTGCCGCGTGGGCGAAGCAGTTCTCGATGTGGATGCCCGAGATGCGGGTGCTGATCCTCGACGCCGACGTCGGGACGTCCGCAGACAAAGATGTCGTCCTGAAAAAGGCCCTCGCCGACACGTCGCCCCTGGCGGTCGTCATCAATTACGAATCGGCGTGGCGGGTCGGCGCGATCGAGAAGACGAAGTGGGACATCCTCGTCTATGACGAGGTCCACCGGCTCAAGGCCCCGTCGGGCAAGACGAGCCGCTGGGCGTCGCGGATGGGGACCAAAAACCCCGAGGCGAAGCGGATCGCCCTGTCGGGGACGCTCATCTCCCACAGCCCGCTCGACGCCTATGGCGTCTACCGCGCCGTCGAGGCCCCCGATTGCCCGACGTTCGGCCAGACCTACGGTGCGTTCAAGGGGAAGTATTGCGTCACCAACCCGCACGTCCCCGGCATGGTCGTCCGCTTCATCAATCAGGACGAGATGCAGAAGAAGATCGCTGACACGACGTTCTACCGGAGGAGCGAGGACGTCCTCGACCTCCCGCCGATCATGCACGAAGACCTCTGTTTTGAATTGGGTCCGGCCGAAAAAAACGTTTACCGCGACCTAGAAACAGATTTCTGTGCCCTGTTGCGCGACAAAACGATTACGCCGAAGAACGCCATGGTCGGCGCGCTCCGGTTGCTCCAGTGCTGCGGCGGGTACATCACACCGGACGGCGAGAAGACCGGGGTGGCGATCTCCGAGGACACGCCGTCGAAGGCCGCCCGGTTCGCCGAGTGGCTGGAGGACGTCGAGCCCCGCGAGCCGCTGGTGATCTTCTGCCGCTTCCGCGCCGACATCGACGCGGCCCGAAAGGCTCTTGAAGCGGATGGCCGCACCGTCAGTGAGCTATCAGGTAAGATGAACGATCTGGCCCAATGGCAGGCCGGCAAAACCGATGCACTCGTCGCCCAAATCCAGTCTGGCGGCATCGGCATCGATCTCACGCGAGCCCGGCTCTGTGTTTTCTACTCTATCGGGCACTCGCTTTCTGAATGGCTCCAGGCTATCGCGCGCCTGCACCGCCCCGGCCAGACTCGCCACACTCACATCTACTCGCTGATCGCTACGCTACCCCACAATCGCATGACCGTTGAGGGCAGGGTCTACGCTGCCCTTCGTGACCGTAAGGATGTAGTCAATGAACTCGTCAGCCTCTACCGAGACTTCGACCCTCGCAGACCTGTCGGATCGGCTCACTGAGGTGCAGTCGATCTCCGACGAAATCGACGGCCTGGAAGAACAGATCAAGGCGCTCAAGAAGCGTCGGACCCACCTTGAGTCCCTGTGCGTCGAAGACCTCCTGACGTCGAAGACCGAACGCATCGGCGCCGCCGGTCGGATGTGGCGTGTCGACTGGGAACATTCGATGTCGTCCACCGAGGCGCGCAAGGAAGACCTGATCGCCGCGGCCGAGGCGTATGGCATTCCGCCCGACGCCATCACTCAGGTCAACACACAGAAGCTCAAGTCGCTCATCAAGGAGATTGCAGAAAAACAAGGCCGAGACGTCCGCGAGAATTGGACGGCCGGCACCGCGTTGGAAGGTTTGGCTGGGGAGTACGTTGCTCCTCGGCTTCGTTCGGTGAAGGCGGGCTGAACCCCGCGTATCTAAGAGGTTTCAATGACTACTGCACTTGCAAATACGTCGACTCCGTTTGCCGGCCTCACGCCCGGCTCGCGGCAGATGGCGATCATCGCGGCGAACCTGGAGGGCGAGGGCATCTCCGAGATGGACCTCACCAAGGTCAAGACTCCTGCCGGCGGCGGCACGACCTGGGAGATCGACAACCAGGGCAACATCGAGACGACGCCCGAGATCGTCGGCATCCTCGTCGCGATCAAGAAGCTGGGCCTGCTGTGGCCCTACGATGAGATCGGACCTGACCAGCCCGTGGTCGCCTCAAGCGATCTCATCACCGGATATCGCGCTGGAGACAAGCTGGGGGACGTCAAGCCGGAAGACCTGGAGAAGTATCGGATCGGCGACCGCCGCTACGACTGGGCGGCGATGTCCGAGGGGCCGGAGTTCGGGCCGAAGTCTGGCAAGGGCGGCGTCGGCAAGCGGGTGAAGGAGAGCCGAACGCTCGCCATCCTTCGCGACGGCGACACTTGGCCCCTGCTTGTGTCTGTCGGCCCCGGCAGCTTGGGGACGTTCATGCCGTTTCTCAAGAAGCTCCCCTGCTTCCACTACGAGGCTGTCATCGGCCTTCGGCTGGAGAAGACTACGAGCAAGGCCGGAAAGCCCTACTCCATGATTGTCCCCCGCCTCGCCGGTCAACTGACCGAGGAGCAGGGCGAGTTCGTTCGGAAGATGTACACCGAGCCGATGAAGCGGACCTTCTCGGCTCTGCCCAACGGCGCGGTGGCTGCGGCCTCGGCGGCTGAGTGATTAGCTGCCGTGCCGGCGGCGCTCAACCGACGTAAGGTCGGCCGGTCGCCCAGGCGTACAGTGGCGTGGTAACGACGCAAGCCGTCGGCGCGTGGACTCCAGGGTTTCCCTTTCCCCCTCGGTAGTCGCGTCGGCGCATATGCCCCTGCGGGCCGGTGAAAGCCGGCTCGCAGGGGATTTCTTTGGCTACTACACAAGAGGAGATGAGTGTGGCTACTCGAAAATCAATACCGCCAGTGGTCAGGTTTGAGGTGTTCCAGAGAGACCACTTCCGCTGCATCTACTGCGGGGCAACGAAGGAGGAGACGAAGCTCGTTGTCGATCACGTCATTCCCGTCAGGGACGGCGGCACGAACGACATGGGCAACCTCGCAACGGCTTGCCAACCATGCAATGCGGGCAAGGCGGCCAGGAGCGTCATTCTTCCCGCCGAGGGGGAGGTTGTCGGGCGAGGGAGGGCAAAGCTGGCCGCGAGGTGGCTTCCACATCTCAGGCACGCTTTCGTGAACGTCGAGCCGGCAGAGGCTCCCTACGAAAAACATTTCACAACGTGGTCGCCATCGAAACGTGGCGGCGAAGAAATTGCGTCCGACCATGTCGTTAGGTTCATGCCGAACTTCACGGCAAGGACGGTGCGATCTAGGGGCTGGCGAGGGGAAGCCGTGACGATTTCCTTTTTTCCGCACAAACCGATCGGGGGTTTCTCGGAGGCTCAAGAGTCAGAGATTATCGCGGCCGTCATCAGCGGGTACGACACCGACGCCGTGATCGTCATTGGTGAGCCTGATGACTTCTTCGCCATCTGCGTTCACTATCGATACAAGGGGTGCCCGATCGGGTATTTCCTTGATGACTTTCTGTTCCCAGAGGCCGACTGGGAATGCGACTGGTATCCAGACGAGTGCTTCGACTTCGTCGATCCTCGCGAGGGCCACTGGAACAGGCTCCACACGTTTAACAGGGAGGACAAGACATATGGCTTTTGAGTTTGATCCAGACGTCATGTTCAAGCTCTGTGCGATGTACCTTTTCAAGGGCCTTCGCATCGTGAGGGTCCATGGGATTCTTCCAGACGGCACATGCACATGCGGGAAGGCAGGATGCACGCCGGGCAAGCACCCGATCGACCAAAAGTGGGCAACGAAGTATGCGAGGGACGAGGACGACGTCCTTCGGTGGCTGGAGTCGCCGCTGCCCTTCAACGTCGGCGTTGTTCTTGGTCCACAGGGCGGCGTCATTGACAGCGAAGACGACGACATTCGCGCTAAGGTGTTCCGAGAATCCATTGGAATGTCTGACCTCGTCACACCGACATGGACGAGCGGGAAGTCGACCCACCAACTGACTCAGTGGGACGATCGACTTCAGGGCGACACCGGGGTCGTACATCCCGGTGGCCTTGAGGTCAGGACGGGCGCCGGGAAGAAGATGACCCAGAGCGTCCTGCCCCCGTCGTGGCATTACAGTGGAGCCCAATACAGATGGAAGCCGGGTCTTTCTCCAGACGAAGTTCCTGTTGCCGAAACTCCGCGGGAATTGATTGCAGTCATCTACAACGGGGCTGGGGAAAAGAAAACTCTCGATCCGCCCAAGAACTACACCGAGCCGCCAGCCACGAACTTTGTTTTCGGTGACGTCCGTCAGGGGGGGCGGCACAGGGCAATCCTTCGTTTTGTGTGGTGGAAGTGCATCACTACGAGGAACCCCAATCACGCAAAACAGCGGAGCGTCCTGATTCGTGAGGTTACACGGTGGAACGAGGAGAACTGCAAGCCCCCGGAGGAGGAGAGTGCGGTGCTTAAAATCATCACCGACTGCCTTGATTCCTACCGCAAGAAGGAGATCGCCGGGTGGACGCCGAGCGATGTCGACGAAGAGGATGAGGCCATCGAGAGAGAAGCGGCCTCTATCGAGGAGGCGGTCAAAAAGAAGGAGTTGTCTGGATTCTCCGTCTCTGCTCGCCGTGGCTACGAGCTTCATGGTCTACAGAAGGTCACTCATGGCAAAGTCGAGACTTACGCCGAGGGCAACTGGTCGATTGAGATGATTCACTCCGATCCGCCCGAGGTGTGCCTCATCGTACCGATGTGGCGGGATCGGCCGTGCCGCGGGCGGATCAACATGACCCTCGAAACATTCCGGTCCCCGAACAAAGTCGCTGCGCTTGTGTTTTCCGCAACTCGGGGAGTCCTCCTCGACGGAGACTCAAAGAAGTGGACGTCGATCTGGAAGGGCTACGACGCAAGCAGCAAGACTGGCGGGGAGTCGATCCCTGGGCTTATGGAGAGGCTGCTTGAGAAAAAAGAGAGCCAGGGGACCGACATCACGGTCGGCACCTCAAGCCTCCGGTATGCACAGCTTGCCGGATTCGTCCTTCAGGTTTTCAGGAGAGCCACCAAGCCCCGCGATGAAACCAAGCCGGAGCCCAACGAGTCTGGACGACCGTGCTGGGTGACCCCCGAAGAGCTTTGGTTCCAGTGGGGGAAGATATGGGACGACATTGGCCGTTCGCACGATGTTGTCCCTGGAGAGCGGTCACGGGTCCGGTCACGGATGCTCGCCATGGTGCGAGGGGACGACGGGAAGGCCGTAACCGACTTCGTCCACCGCAGGCACTCGTTTGCCACCGGAAGGCTGGAGTTCGTGGTGTTCACAAAGCCGTGGCTCGACGCACTTGAGAGTCTGGCGGCCGGAGAAGAGACCATCGTCAGAGATACCACCCTCTCCTCCTCCGACGCAGAAGACCCGCCAGAGTCGGAGGAGGCGGCGGCGTGATCGATTCCCCTATATACGGGGCTGGCGAGGGCGATCGCGTTTGGAAACTGGCTTTTTGACGCCGTCATCACCGTCAGTGTCGCAAGTCCATTGGGGCAAAGGGGTTACGGTGACGGCCATTTTGAAGCGACTTTCCGGCGCGACCGTCACTTCGGTCGCAAGTTGTTGTTTTCACTGCATTTACGACTGACGGCCGATTTTTCAAGGAGGTTCGGATGAGCGATTTGAAGATCAAGGAAGTCATCGGCGGCGCCGGGACCGGGAAGACCACGATGATGGTGGGCGTCCTCTGCAAGGCCCTGGAGAGGCCCGAGGTGGGCGGCAACCCGTTTGCCCTGGGGTTTTCTAGCTTCACCCGTGCGGCCCGTGGGGAGGCCGCCAAGAGGGCCGGCGCGGCGTGGGGCATGGACCCGTCGGTGCTGGAGCGTGAGGGATGGTTTCGCACGGCCCACTCGGTGGCGTACCGGCAGCTTGGCATCCAGCGGGGCGAGGTGATCGGCGGCGGAAAGGCCGACGACAAGTGGGTCTCCGAGGCCCTCGGGTCCGACGTGTCGTCGGCTTTTGACGACGAGGAGGAGGGCGGGATCAGGCTCTACGCCGGAGACCCCGTCGCCGCGGCGTCCTTGAACTACTGGAGCCTCGCCAGGAGCCTTGTGTGTCCCTTACGGGAGGTTGTCGACGCTGATCAGAATCCCGAGGCCCCTCCGGCCGACGAGGTCATCAAGCGGATCGAGATGTACGAGCAGGCCAAGCGTCTGGAGGGGCGGATCGACTTCACCGATATGCTTGGGCGGTTCGTCGGCCTGCGGTTCGACCCGGCGACCGGGCCGATCGAGGCGACCCCCGAGGGCGCCGTGCCCGACGACGTCGTCGGGTGGATTTTCGACGAGGCGCAGGACGCGAGCAGGCTGCTCGACATGGCCTGCCGACGGCTGGTGACCGGGGATTCGTGCAAGTGGGCATGGCTTGTCGGAGACCCGTTTCAGGCCATCCACAGTTGGGCGGGGGCGGATGCCCGGCACTTTCTGTCATGGGGGACGCAGGACCGGAGCATCATGCCGCGGTCGTACCGCTGTGCCCCGCCGATCATGGCTCTGGGGGAGCGGTGCCTCCAGCGGCTCCCTGAATACTGGGATCGAGGGATCGCCCCGGCCGACCACGACGGCGTCGTCGAGGAGTCGGAGAATTATGAGGACGATCTGGCCGACATCGACCCGAGGGAAGAGACCCTGGTGATCGCGAGGACGAACAGGCACGTCAAGAACATCGCGGCGATCCTCGACGACATCGGCATTCCGTTCCGCCGGACGAAGTCCAGAGGCGAGACGCTCAATCGGGATTTGGGCATGGCAGGGCTCTGGAAGCTCCAGCACGGGCAGGGCGCGTCGGCAGAGGAGTGGACACAGGCGATTGATTTGCTACCCTCTAAGACATTGGATGGCAGAGTGTGGTTGACCCGAGGCAGCAAGTCGGCTTGGAACAAGGGGCTCAAGGAGCAGTTCGACTACATCTTCCCCGAGGATGTCGAGCGGCTTGGGGCTACGGACCACCTTCAGGACGCGATCAAGTCCGGCGCCTGGGGCGGCTTGTGCGATGGCGGGACGAAGTGGGTCAATGCTGCCAAGCGATGGGGGATCGAGGTCGTCGAGAAGCCGCAGGTGAAGATCGGCACGATCCACTCGGTCAAGGGGATGGAAGCGTCGAAGGTCATCGTGCTGACGAGCGTTGGCCGCCGGACTCGCGAAAGCGAGGAGTCTGACGAGCGTCGGTTTGCCGAGGAGCGGAGGATCGAGTACGTCGCCTGCACGCGGGCGAAGCACAAGTTGGTCGTGGCGCACGACCCGAGGGAACGGTACAGAATGGAGTTGCCAGTATGAACGACGAGCTTCCGTTTGACTTCTTTATGGAGAACATCAAGAAGGCCAACACGCTGACGTTTTTTGGCCTGGACGTCGTATCCATGACCAAGTCAGACCTGATGGCGACCGTTGCCTTCCTGGCGGAACGTGTGCCTGATTACGGCTGCAATTACCGCAATAGATCGCCACGCCAGAAGCCATCGCCGCCGAAGGAAGACATCGCCTCCGGCTACACCTACACCGTGATCGGAGGGAACCTATGAGCCTCACCTGGGTCGTGAAGAAGATCAAGGGCGGGCAGACGCGATTCGACAAGCCGGACGACGGACGCACCCCCAGGGCCTACCTCGCCGAGCGGTACGTCGAGATCAGTGCGGACTACGGGCCGGCGACGCCCTGCGACATCCCTTGCCTGGAGGCGTTCGTGGCCGAGATTAATTCGGCAATCGACTACTTGAGGTCGTCGGATGGGAGGGACGACCTATGACCGAAACCCTCTTCGACATCGCCCCCGACGAACCGCAGCGCAAGCGATCCGCTCGCCCCGCGGCGACCGATGCGCCGCAGGTCGCGCCCGCCCCCCTGCCCCGCCGGCCGTCGGCGGCGATCAAGCCGATTGGTGAGATCGAGGGCGAGCCATGCACCTGCAAGGCGTTCGGGGAGGTCTGCAACACGACCCTCTGGGACATCTTCTATGAGGACAAGGGCGACTGGCTGGTCGGCTGTTGGGCGTGTGGGGCCGTGAAGTGGACGCCGGTCGTGATGGGCCATCTGCCCGACCGCTCGACGTTCATCGTCCGCGGGGGGCGTTTTGACGGCATGACCTTCGACCAGATCGCCCAGGAGCCCCGAGGTCTCGACACGATCAAACTCTATGCCGGTGATGTAAAGCGGCAGAGCCTTTGTACCGAGGCGAAGAAGTGGCTTGACGCAAATCCCGGTCGAGGATAAGCTACGCCGCACGGCATTGGAGGCCGATCGAATGTCAACGCTTGTGATTTCCAGAAGGATCGGCGAAGGCGTCAAGATCGGCGACGACATCTTCATTCGTCTCGCCCGAGCCAAGCGCGACGGCGCGTTTCGGCTCGTCATCGAGGCGCCCCGGTGCGTCAAGATTCTCCGCGAGGAGCTTGTCGGCACGGAGGCGAAGAAGTGATTCAGCGCCACAGCGACGCCATCCTGACGTCGGCCCTCATCGTTCTCTTTGCCTACGTCATGTTGGCCCAGATCGTCTTTGCCTTCCGGCACCCGTGGGCCACTGACACCGAGCGATTTCTTTACTTCGGCCGAGCGATGGTGTTCGGCACGGTCGATTACTCTGATGCGAGACCAAGGGAATGAGTCTGCTTTGCTTCATGGACGAAGAACCAATCGCTACTACGCTCGACACCGAGGTGAGAGATTTCCTGTCGAAGCTCCCAGCCGGCGGTACCCGCGTTGGGTGCAATTACATCTGGTTCGCGTTTGAGCATCGCCGCGTCGAGCCCTGCTCTCTTGAGGAGTTTGAGGCTGCGGTGGCGAGAGTCGCCCAGACATCGACGGTCTACGGCCGTCTGTTCGTCGAGGGCGTCGATGCGGCGGAAGTAAGACGTGTTTACCTTGAGGTCTTCCGGTGAGCGAACGCCAATCCCGTCGATCATTCCTTGGCCTTCTCTCCGCTGTCTCGGCGGCCCTAGCAGCCGGCGTGCGTCTCCCCGACGCCCCGATTGCAAAGGCCGCCGAGACGGCGCCGGTACAGCCTTGGTCGGACGACGAGGCGATGATGCTCGACGCCCCGCCTGTGTCGCCGCCCGACCGAACGCCGGCCGGTCTGCTCGCCATGCTGCGGGAGATGCTGCCCCAGTGCGTCGCGGTGGCGTGGGAGCAGAACATCATCGTCGGCGAGTTGCTTGAGACGATCGTGACGTACCGGCTCGACCCCGAGGCGGCCAAGAGTCGTCGCGACCCATTTGGCCTCGATCTTGATCGCATCGAGAAGGGCTGGCCGTCGTCAGTGACGGTCCACGACACTTGGCCGACGGAGGACATCGGCCTCCTCGGCGAGTACCGCCGTGAGTTTGTGATTCCGAAGTCGACTCGCGAAATTGTTATCACCTGGAGGTAGGGGATGAGCGACAATCCGCCAGAAGTAATCGTGACCCGCGAGATATTCGACGCCCTGAGTTCAGGTCGCGGCGACTGGCATCACACGGTCCTGCCGGGGGAAGCGGCGGTCGACGTCATCTACTACGAGAATGACGTCCGCAAGAGCTACATCAGCATCAACCTCGACGCCGCCGAGGCGTTTGCGGCTGCGATCGTGGCGTGCGCGAATGAGATGAGGGCCGCGGGCGCATGAACATCTCCCGTCGATCATTTGCCCGCTCGATCATCGCCGCCGTGGCCGGCGCGACGGTGCTTCGTCAGGCCGTGGCGACTCCGGTCGAAGCGGAATGCCACAAGCACACCGTCGAGGAAATCTGCGACACCTTTGGCGTCCCGGTCAACTTGGTGACAGAGGGTCCGCGGACGATCATGGAGAAGGGGTACGCCTTCGACCATGAGGCGTCCAATGAGTGGAAGTCGTATTCGCTCCAGCCCCGCCGGCTATCGGTAAGCGTGAGCGTCTCACGGGAACTGCTGGAAGACTCCCCTCTCTCAGTCTCGACGATTGTTCAGAGCCGGCTTGCCCTCGCCTTGGCGAAGGCTGTCGACGATCAGTGGTGCAAGGGGGCCGAGTACACCGTCTCGACGATCTGCAATGGCGATCTCGCAAACCCCTGGCTCACCTACACGCACGTCGCCACCGAGGACAAAGACTATCGGATGCAGCGGCTCCGCGATGAGTGGCGTCGGATGCACGTCGGCCCCAGAAGCGTGACCGCGCTGCCCGAAGGCTGGAAGTGCGGCTCATACTCAATGGCCGACGAGTGGCATTCGCTCGCTCGCGGTCGATTCGACTTCTCGCTTGACGATCAAAAGACACCCCGCTAGACTCCACGCCACGTCTTTGTTCGATCCCCCATGAAGGAGGTTCCCATGCTGTTCGCGTTTTTCGGTGTCGGCACAATCGAGATGGTGATCATCGGTGCCGTGTCGGTGATGCTCTTCGGCGGTCGCTTGCCGAAGGTCGCTCGATCCATCGGCCAGTCGATCGTCGAGTTCAAGCGTGGTTTCTTGGAGGTCGAGGCCGAGTGCGCCGAGATCAACAAGGCCATCGAGTCGAAGGAGGTGCGGGCATGATCATCGCCCCACCGCCCCCGCCGCCGGTTCAGCCGCCCGCCATCGTGCAGTCGGTCGACGCTGACTGCCAGTCTCAGCAGCAGGGCGACGGCTCGCCGCCGCCGGCCGCGAAGAAGAAGTCCAAGCAGCGGTCTCGTCGACTGACTGCGGAGCAGAAGAAGTCGAATCGCAAGAAGCGTGAGTACAACGCCCGGCGAGCAGCCCGGCAAAACAACGGGGGGAAGTGATGAGCAGCAAACTCTACAAGATGAACGTGACCGACAACTTCCGTAGTCACGACGGCCGCTTCTTCATCGACGCTCGCGTTGCCGACGCTGTCGAGGTCGATGGTGTCCTGTACGCCTCTCAATTCGGCGGCTCGTTTATGACCCGAGCCGACGGCGACGAGTGGCATCAGACGGAGTCGGTCGCAAAGATCGCCGCGGCCGAGGAGATCGAGAAGCGTCTCGCCAGCGTGGCAGCCCAGGCGGCGAAGCTGCGGGAAGAGGCGATGGAGACGGTGGCCGTATAGCCACCCCACACGCCATCAGGCCCCGTAGTTTGCATCCGGCGGACGTCACCGGAGACGGGAAAACGCGGCAACCGCGCCGTAACGCGAGTTCGACCCTCGCCGGGGCCATTATGAATCCGATCACCCAGCACGTCAAAGCCAACGCCCGACTGCGTCGCAAGATCGCCCGGCTTGAGGACCGCATCGCGACGATCAAATCGACCACGGCCAATCTCATCACGCTCGCCGACTTCAAGGGCTTTGGGGATCACCCGATCACCGTGCGGGCGGCGGCAGAGATCGGCTGGGTGCGGATGACGCCGGAGCAGCGGGATCAACTGGCCGAGCAACTCAAGGCCCTCCACGGAGAGACCCATGCGTCGTAGAGACTGGCTGAAATCCCTCGCCGTTCTGGCCGTCGTCCCGATGATTGGCGTCCGCAAGGCCGTCGCGTCGGCAGAAGCCGTGCCGGAGACCCTGCCTGGGGTTGCGCCGGCGCCGCCGCCCCCGGCGGCAGAGCCGGTTGCTGGTCCGTCACCCCGAGTCTGGCCCCCCGAGGCGATCTGGATCAACGGCGAGCCGAGCGATGGGGCCATGGCATTCGGCGGCCCCAGAGACGGCGAGGTTATGACGGTCGGACCTACGAAGTACATGACCTACCAGCATTTGCGGTGCTGCTCTGTGCCAATCAGGGGATGGTCGGTCGATGAGCGGGTGTACGAGATGCACCAGTATTCCCGCGAGCGAATCGTCCTGAGTACCCCGAACGTGCGGATTTTCCTCGATGTGTGGTGCTACGCAGGCGCCGGGCTCACGGCGACGCCCGAGTCGAAGGCCGCGGCACTCAAGTGGGCACACAAGAACTACGGGCACCTGATCTCGGACTCATACCGTTCCGCTGCGGATATCAGGAGAAACGTCAGGGGGCTTCAATGACCGAGCCCAAGCTGAAGCTCTTCGTCTGGACTGGGTTCTGCCCCAGCTACACAGCAGGTCTTGCTTTCGCCCTGGCGTACACCAAGGCCGAGGCGAAGGCGGCGGTCGTGAAGGCTTACGGCCATGAGCCGAGAGAATGGGGCAAGTGTCGGGTTCACCGCGTCGAGGCCGGTCGGGCTGAAGCAATCGCAGGAGGTGGGTGATGGAGAGTCTTGAGGACATTCAGGTCGGGGAGGTTGTGGTGGTCTGTGGCTCTGGCCGGTGTGAAACAAAGCGCGTCGCCACGGTGTCGAAAGTAACCAAGCAACACTTCCTGCTCGACGGCAGCGACTGCAAGTTTCGCAAAAGAGACGGAGGCATGGTCAGCGATAGCCACTGGCACTTCGTCATGGCGAATCGACCAGAGCCCGGCGAGGTTGAGGAGATCGAGGCAGATCGCAAAGCCCGCAACGCGCGTGGCTTTGTGCAGGACTACATCGAGTCCATCCGCCACACCCCGGCCGCATTCGTCCCGATTGCCAAGTTCATCAAAGAGAACATGAAACCGGAGAAGGACGACGCATGACCCTGAAAGACAAGCGAATCCTCGTCACGGGCGGCACGGGCTTCCTCGGTCAGGCGGTCGTCAGGCGGCTGCGGGCCGTGGCGCCGCTGGCGGATGTGGCGGCGGCGAGCAGGCGAGACTGCAACTTCACCGACGCCCACCAGACCGCCCGGTTCTTCCACCGCAACCCAGCCGACATCGTCATCCACCTCGCCGCGAACGTCGGCGGCATCGGGAAGAACCAAGCCGAGCCGGCGTGGATCATGCACGACAACCTCGCGATGGGCGTGAACGTCGTGAATGCGGCCTGCGAGCATGGAGCCAAGCTCGTCTACGTCGGCACGACCTGTTCCTACCCCCGCGACCTGCCGATGCCGTATACCGAAACTGGTCTGTGGGACGGCTACCCCGAGGCGACGAATGCTCCCTACGGCATCGCGAAGAAGGCCATCGGTGAGTTCGTCATCGCCTGCCACCGCCAGCATGGCCTCAAGGCCGCGTACCTCCTGCCGGCGAATCTCTACGGCCCAGGCGACAACTTCGACCCAGCGACCAGCCACGTCATCCCGGCGATGATTCGACGGTTCGTCGAGGCCAAGGAGCGAGGCGAGCCGGAGGTGACTTGCTGGGGGACCGGCAATGCAAGCCGCGAGTTCCTGTACGTCGATGACGCAGCCGACGCGATCGTAAGAGCGGCCGAGGTCGTCGACACGCCGGAGCCGATCAATTTGGCTGGGGCGGCGACGATGTCGATCCGCCTGCTGGCAAACTATATTGCCGGGGCGGTTGGCTACACGGGCTCTATCAAGTGGGACGCCTCCAAACCCGACGGCCAACCGGCCAGGATGCTCGACGGGGCAAGGGCGTGGGAACGACTCAACTGGGGGCCGAAGACCGCGATTCAGGATGGTCTTGAATCGACGATAAAGTGGTATTCTGAGTATAGGAGTCTGCGCAATGGCTAAGAAGAAGAAGGCGACCCTGATCGCGGCTCGCGAGAAGGTCAAGAAGCCGAAGACCATAAACTTCGGCATTGATGGCGCCGAGGCGTATGTTGACAAGACGAGGCTTCGCGGCGAGCGTCGGTTCGTGTTCCTCGAAATGAGCGGAAACGACTCCAAGACAGTCCGCAAGATCGCCGAGTTCTGCAAGCAGGCTGCCGACTGGATGGATGACGACAAATGAGCTACGAAGAGGGCGAGGGGTACGTTCTTGGGCCGTCTCCGATTGAGTTGGTCCGTATTTTCGAGCTTTTCGTGTGGTTCATCGCGATCGTCGCACTGACGTCTCTTTCGTTCACGGTAGGCTACCGTGCTGGACATACGGCGGCGACGGCCGCGATTCACAAGGAGTCTTCGTGACCCGCAAAGCCGACAAGCCGCAACGCAAGAAGCCCGCCCCGCCCCCTGCCCCGGAGGGCTACACGGCCCGGTCGAAGTCGCAGGCCACGGCGATGGACGTCATCTCCCGCTCGACGATCACGTTCGTCCTCGGGCCGGCGGGCACCGGCAAGACGCATCTCTCCAGCGGCTATGCCGTCCAGAAGCTCCTGGCAGGAGAGATCGAGAACATCGTCATCTGCCGGCCGAGCGTTGCGACCGAGGAGCTTGGCTACTTGCCCGGCAACGCCGAGGAGAAGGTCGCCCCCTACCTCGTCCCATTTTTCGACGCTCTTGAGCGGATTGCCGGGCGGCAGGGGACGCAGCGCGACCTCGTTACGAAGGCCGTCAAGATCGCCCCGCTCGCGTACCTTCGCGGCCGGACGTTCCGCAAGAGCGTGATGATCCTCGACGAGGCTCAGAACACGACCTACGCCCAACTGAAGCTCTTCGTGACCCGTATCGGCGCCGGCTCCCAGGTGATCATCAACGGCGACACCGACCAGAGCGACCTGCCGACTTCCTCGCAGCGCCTTGAGGAAGTGGCCGATCGGCTGAAGGCCGTCCCCGGCGTCTCGGTCTTCTGGTTTACCGACTCCGACATCGTCCGGCACTCGATCATCGGCCCGATTCTTCGCGGGCTTGCCAAGTAGTCGGTCGGTCGATAAGCTACCCCGCACGACACCAGGGAGGGTAGCGATGACCCCGGCCGACGAAATCCGCGAGCAGCTTGCCGAGGCGAATCCTGACGCCCTCTACGCCGACGGCTTGGAGCAGGCGCTGATCGGCTACACGATCAACACGCACCACGCCCATGTGGCCGTCTACTCCGCGAGGAAGTGCGTCGAGGTTCTTGTCGAGCGTGACGGCATGACGCCCGAGGAAGCAGATGAGTACCTGGAGTTCAACACCTACTGTTGCTACGTCGGGCCGAATGGTCCGCTGTTTGTGGGAGGGGAGCAATGAGTCACATCCCGTGGATTCCGATTGTCGAGCGAGCCCCTGAAGCCTTTCAGGAAGTCATCGTCAGCCAGACTGACGATGACGGAGAACTCGACAACTACGCAGCGACCTACGTCCCCGGTTGCGAACACTACCCGCCGCAGTGGATGTCCCTTATCTGCAACGAACCTGCGATTCGCTACTGGGCTCCTGCGGCGTCAGACGTCCGCGCCACCGACTTCTGGCTCCCGATCCCAGCGGAACACCCGCAGCACAACGTCGTGAATGGGGGCTACCCCGCATGACCATCCAAGAGTTCCTCGACACCTACCTGCCGACGCGATTGCCGAAAGCTGGTGACCGCCAACTGGCTTGGGCTGGTTGGATCGCAAACCTCTACATCGCATCCACCGGGACCGAGGTCACGCTCAATGAGGTCTTCGACGCCATGAAAGACGCTGGCTATGAGTGGGTGGGGACTCGCGTGTTTGCAGTCTCCGTCAAGGAACTTGGCCGCGTCGACCGCCGGTACGCGGAGAAGATGGTCCGCAATCGAAAGGACGGCAAGGGTGTATGAGCGTCGTCCCGGCAAGCCTCGCCGCGGAGCTTCACCCAGGCCCGCCGACTGAGTACGTCGGCGTGGCGCTCCACGGCGGCCCGCAGGACGGGCTTCCTGTGCCCGTCGTCCCCAGCGTCTACCTCCGCGGCGTCTGTCATGCGGCCGGATTCACCGGGGCCTACGAACTGTCTGGTTTCTATCGCGCGGGCAACTTCGACTACGCGATCTATGAGTGGAAGGGAGTGAAGAAATGATCTACGTCGCCGACTGCCTCGACTGCCTCCCCTACGCCCCGCCGTCCGACCTCATCGTCACCGACCCGCCCTACAACATTGGCATCGACTACGGCTCCGGCAAGAAGGCCGATCGCCGCAAAGACTACGTCGAGTGGTGCCGCGAGTGGATTCGGCTCGCCGCTCACGCCCTCAAGCCGAACGGCGCGATGTGGATCATCTGCGGCCAGGAGTACGGTGCCCATATCGACATCGCCATGCAGGACGCCGGCCTGACGATGCGGAGCCGGATCACTTGGCATGAGACCTTCGGCGTCCAGTGCAGCAACAAGTTCGCCCGCACCAGCCGCCCGATCTTCCACGCCGTCAAGAACCCGAAGCGGTTCACGTTCAACCGCGAGGCCGTCACGGTGCCATCGGCCCGACAGACCAAGTACAACGACCGCCGCGCCGCCCCAGGCGGCAAGATCATGGGCGACGTCTGGACGATCAACCGCGTCTGCGGCACGTTTCGCGAGCGGGTGAAGGGCGTGCCCACACAACTCCCCGAGGAACTTGTGCGTCGAATCATCGGCGTGTCGAGCAACCCAGGCGACAGCGTCCTCGACCCGTTTGCAGGCAGCGGCACGATCCCGGCCGTGGCCGAGAGCATGGGGCGGATCGGATTCGGCATCGAGTTGAACCGTGCCTACGCGGAGATCGCGAAGGTGCGGGTTGCGGAGGCAAGTGAGGAGGCAACGTCATGCCAGTAGTGATTGCCGCTTGGCCCGACGGGACGGTTTCCGTCGTCAGCATGAATCGCGGGTTTTCCGCCACTGATCTGTATTGCCAGCTTGACGCCGAAGGCGACCCGCTGCTGGCTAAATGCTACGTCATCAGTCGTGCAGGCGACCGCTGCTTTCACATCGGCACGCGGCGTTTGGACGAGTGGGAGTTGCCGCCTGCCGACGGGTATCCAGAAAGAAAGAAGGTCGAGTCGATCGAGGGGCGCGCTAAAAAGTTTGCGTGGCCGAAGCGAGTCGTTCGCGACTACTACAGAAGCCTTTCGCGAACGGGGCGGGCAAGTGCCCGCGAAATCGTCGTCGAAGAAATGCACGCGAGCGATATTCGCCAAATGCCGCGTCCTCCAGACCCCCAGTGCAACGCCGATGAGATTAAAAAGCTCCCCGCGTTTTCTGGCGTGTACGTCGCTTGGAACGACGACGGAACTGTCCATTATGTCGGAGAAAGCACAAACGTCCCGTCGCGAGTCAGTCGGGCTCGCCCGGAGATTGGAGACCGAAGGATCGGGTTTGTGGCGTGCCCGCCTCAAGACAGAAAGAGGATCGAGTGTTTTTTTATTGGGATTCTCGACCCGCCAGGAAACTCTCAGTCAACGCACCGGACCTCGGCGTCCAGTAAGAGCAGGCCCACCACATGATCGACACCCAAGCCGTCGTCCTCGACAACCTCCGGTTCGCCGCGAAAGAGCTTCCTGTGTGCAGGTCGCACCTGAAGGCCGTGTCCAAGTTCGCACGGCTTTTGAAGAGGCTGAACGATCTTCAGATCGAGGAGACGCGGGAACTGATCCGCATCAACGACGAACACGCGACCTTCATGCAACTGCACTTCAAAGAACTCGGGGAAGTTATGACGCACCCGCGTCGTGCGGAGATGTCGTCAATCGTGGAACAGATTGGAGAGATTAGACCATGAGCGATTTCCTAGTTATGGTGTCCGGCGCTGTCGTCGGTGCTTTCTTCGGGCAGTTCTTGGCAGGTGTGTTATTCCCGGCCGTCAGCTCGGCCGAGAAGAATGAGCTTCTTGCTTGGATGAAGTGCCAAGAGGACATCAACCGTCTCCTCCGAGAGCGAGTCGATAGGCTGGAGGCCCTCGCGAGGCAGGTCAGAGTCGTGACTGGCGAGATGCTCAAGCCGCATCTCTCAAGTGGCGCTATCGAACCCCTCGACCTCCGCAACAACGGAGACAAGAAATGAACTGCACTGTCCTGCCCCTTCGCGATCTCGACGAGTCGGATCGCCATTGCATCATTGAGAGTTCCTGCAAGCCGAACTCCGATTTCCAGGCGAAGCTCTGCGACAAGATTCTCGACGATCGCGACGGCTGGATCGCCATCGTCCGCGACCAGGGAGAGATCGTCGGCTGGGCGAGGACCGAGAAATGGCACGACAAGGACTCCGGCGAGGAGTTCGACACCTTGGAGTCGTTCACTCGGCATCAGTGGCGCCGCAGGGGCGTTTGCAAGTACGCCGTCGCGGGGCTCCTGGCGGCCGGCAAGATCGACCGCGGCCCGCTGGCGATCTTCTCCTCGCTGATGATCGGCACCTGCCGGGTCTTCGGAATCCGCTGGGAGGGCTACGAAAACATTCGTGATTGCTGGGTGAAGACCCGCTATTGACTACCCGGCTAGCGTCTGCAAGAATCGCCCCCGAACGACACCCCACAAGGGAATCCATGATGGATGACGAAGACTTGTTCAAGCATTCGGAAGACGCCGCCCAGAGCGTTCTTGTGGTCGCCAGCCTCCTGTGGCTGGGCGTTGCCGTGATGGCGGCGTGCATGAGCGTCGCGATCTGGTGGAGGTGGCTCGCATGAACGACGGCCACGCAGTTCTCATTCACGGCCCCGAGGATGGCTTGATCATCCGCGTCGTCTCGCCAACGCCCAGAAAGATCGACATCGACCTCGATGACGGTCGCGTCGCCCGGTACGTCCGCGTGACGAGGCTCGACTTCGATCACAACCGCTCCCGCGGGTGTGCGATGACCGGCCAGCTTTCGTATCGCTTCCGCGGATACGCCGTGGCAAAGGGGGTCTCTTGAAGATTCACCTTGTCGAGTTCCTGGGCGGTCCTCACGACGGCGCTTCGCTTCCGGTCGCCGAGGGCACGGAGACGATGATCGTCCGCGAGGGGCACGTTCTTCACCGCTACGACCTCGACGAGGTCCACGAAGGTCCGAAGGTTCGGCGGGTGTTCCGCTGCACGGGAGCCACGAAATGAAATGGATCAAGGCCACACCGAATCACCGCTGGGCCGACGGGTCGACGTTCTTCGTGACGATCCGATGCAAGCAGGACGGAAGTCTCGGCGTCGGCGTGTTTGCTGGTGACGCCGACAAGAGCGTCGCGATGACCAAAGGAATCGATGTGAATGACGGTCGTGACTATGTGGTCACGCACTACTGCCCGATGCAGATTCAGTGGCCGGAACCGGCCGAGGAGGGAACGTGACTGATCCGTTTGAGAGCTACGAACGCACGATCGCAGGACAGAAGCAATACATCCGCGACTTGACCGTCGAGAAGCAGAGAACCTTTGAGTCGTTTCTTGTTGGCTGCGCCGAGAACCGCCGCCTCCGCGACGCCTGCCGGCAGACGAACAAAGGCATCTCGCGGCTCCGTCGCCGGTGTGACTCGCAGACCAAGAAGATCGCTGCCCTCAAGGCCGCGCTCGTCGAGTCGTTCGCGGCTCACTCCGCTCGCGGCGGTGAGATCAAGCAGTCGTGGATCGAGGCCGTCGAGGGCCGCCGTCCCGAGAAAGCCACCTGACAAGACAGTCGCGTCGTTGGTTGTTCGATTTCCCTGTGTTTCATGGAGGATTCTCATGCGTACTTTCCTGTTCATTCTGCTCGCCGCGGCGATCGGCTCGTCGGCCCAAGCCGGCCCGTTCTCTCGCCGGGTGACGACGACCAAGGCTTCGACCTGCGTCGGGGGCAACTGCTCGTCGGCCTCGACCCGCACGGTGACGCGCGGCGGCGGGGCTCAAGGCCACGCCGAGGCGATGGCGGCGAGCGGCTCGATGGTCCACGCCGCAAGCCACACCGGCACCTACGAAGGGGTCGGCGTCGGCGGATCGCCCCAGGCGGCCCTCGGATCGTGCTGCAACAACGGAGGCGCGGTGCTTGAGGAGGGCGTGGCCCAGGGCCGCGATGGGCGGTGGTATGCCTGCCGGCGGTACAGCCAGCGTTGATCGATCAGACGCCAATAGTTCAAGGGCCGTATGGCTCCTCGGGAAGAATCCGGCGCTGCCGGGAATGAGGGTTCGACTCCCTCTTGGCGTCCTGTGTTCCGATGGTTCCTTTATCTGAGGGTTTACTGATGCGTCGTGTTCTTCTGGCAGTTGCGGTGGCGTTCCTGGTTCTCGCTGGCTCGTCCAGTCATGCGGCGATGGGTCCGAAGAAGTCCCCGGTCCCGGCGGCGATCCCGAAGACCACACTCTTCCGCGGCTGGGTGACGGTGACGATCAACGGGCAGACGTCCCCCGGCTACGCCGACTGGCGCGGCTTCCCCGACTCGGTGCCGACCAACGATCCGACTACCTGGGTGTTCGTCGGCAGCGGATCGGTCTGGCGGTTGCTGTCGGCAGCAGAGCTTCGGGCCGCGACGGTGCGGCTGGTGCAGCTTGACCTCGGCTACAGTAACGGCCCGTACAAGCCGGGGACGACGGCGACGGGGCTGTGAGGCAACGGGCCGAAGGTTGAATAAGGGATCGAGTTATTCAAGCGGCACGGCCGCGGGAGGGGGTGAGGGATGACCGAAAGACTGGCAGCGACCTACGTCACGCACGAAGGCCGCGAATATCTGGTGTCTACGATCAATCGGCCAAGCTCCGCCGTTGGCGACTCGTCGTCCTACGCAGAGACGATGGTGTGGCCTGTGGACGACAAACGAGATCGCACGCAGCAGGAGTCTCTCTACCAGTGCGACGACTGCTTCGGATCACTTCGCGCTCACTGTCAGGTTGTGCTGAAGATCGCTTCCGGGCAGCTTGGATTTCAGGTCGAGGCGAAGGAGCCCGCCCGATGACCACGCAAGAGCGGTCGATGCTGTGGGCGATGGCCTTCTACGTCTTTTTTGACTCGTTGAAGAACATCACCAGTCTGGTCGAGCGATTCATGGAGGCCGCCCGATGACCCACGCATGGTGCTCCGATCCATCAAGGGACGCCGCCGTGCGAGCGGCCGAGGACAACCGGACCGCGCCGCTGCCGACGCTGGGGGAGGCGATTGCGGCACCGTTCGCCTGCACGGCTTGCGGCGGCTTTGGCATGGATCACCGCTGCAAGGAATCGTGCCAGCAGTGCGACGGATGTGGGCGGGCGATGTTCCCGAAATCCGTTTCGGCATCATCGGCGGCGGATCACGAAAACAAGGGTGTGCGCATGACCAAATCAGACCGACAGGCCGCGGACTACCGGGCAGAGGCGATTGCCGCGCCCTTTGCCGAGGCCGCGGAACGCTCATCGACGGTGAGCAAAACGGGCGGGACGCAAAGTGGCATGCGGACAGAGCGTGTGACGGTGGAGGTCACGTACGACCACGGGGCACAAGGGCACCCAAGGTCGTGGGATTGGTCAACGATGGTTCTGGACGAAGGCGAATCCGTCCGCGTCGTCGAGGAGGAATTGTCTGACGCATGGGCGCAAAGGCTGGCCCGCCTCACCGCCGAGCGTGACGCCGCGATCCGCGAGCGGGACACACTGCGAGCCGAGAGAATCACGCAGGCGCTCACGGCCGACCGTTTCGCGGCCGCGGTCATGGAGGCGGATACGCTTCGTGCCCGCGTGGCCGAACTGGAGGCTGATGTAAACGATTGCAACATCATCCTCGGAAATCGCTGGCGCGACGCCGTGTCTGTTGTCACTGGCAAGGCCGCACCGGCCGCGAGCGGCGGCGGGGAGCCTGTGGCGTGGGGCTTCGTGACAACGGACGGGGCAATAGTTCATGTCTCGACGTTTGAACCAGAGCCCGGCACGGCCACCGTTATTCCCCTCTACCGCTCGCCTCCGCAGCCGCGTGGGTGGCTTACTGAGGACGAGCGGGAAATCATCGCCGGGATCGCGGACGATGACGAGTACAACGAAGAAGGCCAGAACATTGCCAAGGCCCTTCTCGCCCGGTCGTCGCCGCCGGAGGTTGATCTTCCGATCTCTCTTAGCCCAATCGATGAAGAGTTGGTCAGAGCATCCCTCGCCGCCGCGGGCGTGGCGGTGAAGGAGGTGGGGCGTGAGTGATCGAAGAACACCCGACGCAAAGTTGATCGAGGCCGTGCGAATCCTGTCGCGCACGATCAACACCGAGGACGGCGTGATTCCGGCGTGTCTGGGTGAGGTGGCGACGCGGCTGGCAGAGTTGGTAGAGGAGCGGCGGTGGGTGCCGGTCCTTGGCGAAATCGTTGACATGAAGTTCTCCACAGAAATCGGTGTGTACTACGGCGCGATCCGATGCCCGGAGTGCGACCAAGACGTGAGCGTGTCCCCGATGGCTGATCGCCCGAAGTGTCGGTGCGGAGTTCAGTGGGACTTCAGCGTGTCGGCTGTTGGCGAGCAGCCGCAGCCGCCGGGGCCGGAGGGGAAGGCATGATCCTCGGCGCCGCCGGCCTCACTGAGGCCGAGAAGTCGGAGTTTCGACAGATGTGGGACTCCGGCGCCCCCGTAGCCTCGATCGCTCGACGGTTCGGCAAGTCGGAGACCGCCATGAAGACATGGCGAGATCGCCTGGGCTGCACGCCCCGCCGCCCGCCGAACTCCGGCAAGCAGTTTGAGTTTGAACTGTCTGAGGAGGAGATTTACGCCCTGGCTGCCGAAATACGGGCCAATTGGCCCGAGTGGCGGTCGCCCCTGTACGCCTGCTCGACGGCCAGGATGCAGGAGCGGGAGCGTCTGGCCGCCGGCGTGATGGGACACTCGATATCTGTGGTAAGCTACCACGCAAGCAACAAGGAACGGCAGCGATGACGGCCCGAATGGCACGGTTGATGGAGCGGTCGGAGGAGTTCAAGGCGATGTGGCTCGATGTCCATGCGGGCAAAGGGTATATCGCCCAGCGGCTTCGATGCACCCCGAAGGAAGTGGACGCGCTACGGAAGGAGCTTGGGCTTCCCGAAAAACTCAGCCCGTCTCACATCCCGAACTGGGAGCCGACCGAAGAAGAGATAGCGGAGCGTCGAGCGGAGTTTCAGGCGAAGTGGACGGCCGACAATCGCAGCAGTCATGAGACCGCTGATGTCGCCCCGATCTCCTGCCTGAAGGAGTTTTCGTTCTGTCGAAGGACGATGTCGTTTCGATAGGCCAGGGGCTATGCCGCTCGAAAGCACGATCGTCAGCGCGTCGATGAAGTCGGCCGAGGCGAAGGGCTGGATTGCCGTCAAGATGCACGGCAGTGCCTACGCCCCGCGCGGCTTCCCCGACGTGATGTACTTCCGCGACGGTGTGACGAAGTTCGTCGAGTACAAGCAACCCGGCAAAGAGCCATCGGCGGTCCAGAAGGTGTGGCACGCGAAGCTGCGGGCGAAGGGGTTTTCGGTGGCGGTGATTGATCGAGCGAGGGACACCGAGGCGTTTTTGGAGGGCGTGGCATGACGAGCAAAGTCTGCGGCACCTGCCGCCATTGGAACGCCGGCCTCTGCTGCCGGTTCCCGCCGGTCCCTGCCCCGCCGGGGCCGTATCTGGCGTTCGTGTTCCCCGAGACGACCGATCTCATGACCTGCGGCGAATGGCATCCGAAAAATACGGAGCCGGCTGTGTCCACCTATACGGTCGCGACCGACGAACTCATCGAGCGGAGGGCCGAATGATCCCCGAGTCCTCCCTCGCGTTGATCCGCGAGCGAATGAACACCTACGGGCCGAAGAACTGCTGGACGGGGGTGACGGGGACGCTGGCGGCCGACGTCAATCGGCTCCTGGCGGAAGTGGCTCGTCTGAAGGTTGAGAACCTACGGCTACAGGAGGCGCAGCAATGGGTCGATTTCTCGAAATAGCGATGCCGCACGCCGACGATCCGATGTCCATGGACGTCGGGCACGCGCTGATGATTGGCCAATTCATTCGCGAGATCGACGCGACGTCGGTCGTCGAGGTCGGGTGCTGCTACGGTATCTCGACCGGGGCGATTCTGGATGCGTTTGAGGAGCGGCGAGAGGGGCCGTGTGAGCTTCGGCAGAAGAGGCTCTTGCACCTGATCGACGTCAAGTTCCAGCAGACAATCATGGATATGTACTTTGCCCGCCACTGCCACGACACGCTGGTCCGAGTTGACGAGTGCCCCAGCCTGTCGAAGTACGGCGACGACCGCCCAACCCTCGGCCGCTACTACGGCGAGGTCGTCATCCTCGACGGTGACCACTCCGAGGAGAACGTCATGGCCGAGGTCGACCTCGTCCTGTCGTGGTCGAAGCTCCCGCGGGCGATCATCCTCCACGACACCGGCCGCGACGGCCTGCCGGGGCCGCGGGCGGCGGTTGAATATCTGCGCAAGAAGTGGTGGTCGATTGTCCACAACGAGACCGCCGGCCCTCGGTCGAGCCGGGGCCTGACGATCTGCACTGCCGACGATGACAACGGCGGGGATTTCTTCACCGCTCACCGCATTCTGGAAAATGGAACATGAGCCGCGCGAAAATCCTCACCACCTTCGGCACCGGCCCGGCCCGCGAGGCCCTGGCGATCAGCCTGCCGCTGATGGCGAGGTACGCCCAGCGGCATGGCTATCGGCTTGTCGTGCCGAGTGATGCGGAGGTCAATCTTCTCTGCCACGGCCGCCCGCCGTCGTGGGGGAAGGTCGCATGGCTGAAGCAGTTGTCCCGCGAGTCGTTTGAGTCGACGGTCCTGTGGCTCGACGCCGACGTCGTCGTCTGCCGGCATGACGTCGACATTGCCGGGGACGACCCGGATTCCCTGCCGTTCGTCTCGATGGCTGTACAGAACACGCCGGACGGCGCGGTTCCAAGCTGCGGTGTGATTCTGATCAACAACGACGCCAACAGCTACTACTACATCCAAGAGTGTTACCACGCCATTTGGAACGCCTGCGGCCCCGACGGCATGAACGCCGTCCGCTCCTCGGGCTGGTGGGAGCAGGCCGCGATGATCCGATGGCTCGGGGGCGACCCCGACCCGACGCCGATCGTCACGCCGCCGCCGTCCAACAAGTGGGGCGAACTGGCCTACGAGTGGAATCCCCACCCCTGCGACCCGAGGGGTATTCCCGACGACCTGCGGTTTTTCCACGCTACGGCGACGAATGATCGCTTTGGCGAAATGAGACGATGGGCACAACGAGCGGAGACTCAATGATCCACCCCCTGATGGTTCAGCCACTCGACGCCGAGTACGCGGAATCTTTCAGGAAGAATGTAGTGGCCGGCATGGACATTGCCGCCGGCGAAACTATCAACATCGTGGCGATCGCCCGCAACTGCGGGGAGCATCTCACGAATACGCTGGAGTGCATCGACTCCATGCGGCCGTATTTCGGCAAGCTGCGGTTCTACGCTTTTGAGAACGACTCGGCCGACGACACCGCGGCCACGCTCGACGCCTACGCCACCCGGCACCCCGATGCCGTCGTCGAGCATGACACGCTGAAGCGGCCCGACCTGCGGGGCTGGGAGCCGGATCGAACCGTCGCCCTGGCCGAGTACCGCAACCGCTGCCGGGACTACGTCGAGGCACACTGGAGCGATGCCCAGTGGACCATCGTTCTCGACATGGACCCGCACGGCGGCTTCCTGCCGGACGGGGTTTTCAACTCGATCTACTGGCTCGCCGCGGCGGGCCGGCGGTTCGCGCCGTCGGGTGGCGTCTACTCAACCCCCGGCGCCATGGCCTCCTACTCGATCCTGCGGCAAACCGCCCAGGGCAACGAGATACCAGGAGCGAAGGCCGGGGACGTCTACTGGGCACACTACGACGCCTACGCCGCGAGACCGATGTCGTGGTGGCGCGACCGCAAGGGCGAAATCGGCATGGGCTGGTTTCAGCACATGATGATGCCGATCGGCGCGCCGCCGATGCGAATGAACTCGGCTTTCGGTGGCCTCTGCCTGTACCGCACCGACGCATTCTTGTCGAGTAGGTATCAGGGCGGTGACTGCGAACACGTCCACTTCCATCGTGGCATGGCCGCCGCCGGCTTCGACCTCTACCTCAATCCGGGGAGCGTCTATGTCGCGATCCTGGGATGACAACCTGCGTCCCAAGGAGAGGGCGAACTTGATTCGGCGCCTCCATCGCGTCTGGGTTGCTGACCTGTCGCTGGAGGAGGTGTGTGACGAGATGACGTCGTGCCTGCGATGCCTGCGGGGAAATCCTGGGCGGATGGAGGGCGGCGTCACCTGCGACCTCTGTGGCGGTAGCGGCATCATGGGCGGGTTCACCGCTGATCTTGTGGCCGCCATGGCGAGAGACGTCGGCCTGCCGCTAGAGCGGCCGGAGGCGTCTTACTGCCCCGATGAAGCGGCCATTCGGCTTGCATGCGCGAAGGTGCGCATGGGGTGGTCGAATGCTCAGATCGAGGCATCCCTGCGTGGTACAATACCTAGTGGGGGAGACAATGCCCGAGGTGCGTCTGAAAATCGATCGGCACCGGGCCGTCCTTCAGTTACTGAGGGATGACGGGTCGTCTGTGGACACGGAAGAGTGGGTCTTTGATCCGCCGCTTGCACGCGGCGAGGCGCGAGGGACAGCGCGTGACACCTTCGATGATGTCTACGAAACACTGAACTTTATGGCCCATGGACTCCCTGAATCCGAATCTGAATCCGAGTGACGAGCAGTTTTCATACGGCAATGACTCAACGCCGTTGATGGCTTACGTCCCCGAGGCCCCCCCGAGTCACTGGGGGAAGATCACGACCGACCGCAAGGGCTCCGAGGCTTACACCAAGTTTCTGCTGGCCGCAAAGAAGAAAAACGAGGAGAAGAACGATGGGCGAAAGTGAAGTCAAGATTCTCACCCCCGAGGGTGGCGTGATGACGGTCAAGGGGACGGTCATCCCCTCCGAGGTCGATCTGAACGACGAGCGGTTCGGTGCCGGCGGGATGCCGATCCTTGAGCAGCTTCGGCTCCTGGCCCAGTGGGGTCCGCTCCTCGGGCGGCTCCAGACGATCGCCATGGCGCCGACTCCTCGGGATCGGGCTCTTGCGGTCCTCGACGCTCTGGAGTTCGCGGCCGGCAAGACCTCGACGACCATTGACGACGACGCCATCGCTCACCTTGAGGCCATCCTCAAGACCGAGGAGGGCGCTGCACTGTTCAATTGGGTCGTCGCCTTGGTCACGGTGCGGGCATGAACGACATCGCAGCTATCGTCGTGTCTGTCGTAGCCATCGGCATTGCCTTGGCGTGGAATCCGCTTGTCGCCTGGGTGCGATCGGCGATGGCGCACGCGGGGCCGATCTCTCCGGTGCCGGTGCCCCCGACGGCCTCGGTTCGGACGCCGTTCTCCGCGGCCATCGACGCGCTCGCCGTCGTGCGGAATCGGCTGGTTGATACGGGGTGCCTCGACGAGCCTGCGAAGGCGGCGATCGAGGCGGTGACGCATGCACTCATCTCGGGGACTGACAAGTGAACAACCTTGCCAAGGGGCTCATCGTGGCGGTCGTCCTGCTGTTTGTGTGGAGGGACCGCCTCGACAGCCTCATTCACCCGCAGGATGTTCCGACGGTGGCTGTCACGGCCCCCGACGCCGACGCGAAGGCGTGGACGAGTGGCATCAAGGTCGACGGCATTCTGCCCGTCGACCGCGACTACTACGGCCGCTTCTTCGACGGTCTCGACTGGATCATCGGCAATGACGGCGAGCATGATGCCCCGATCATCGACACCAACGAGAAGCTCCGGCGATTCGTCGCCGGGAGCCTCGACGCTGCCATCGAGCGGAAGATGGTCGGCAAGTATCCCGGCCTGGGCGAGTCGCTCGACCGGGCGTTTGCGTTGGCGGCCAGCAACGTCGATGTCTCGACGCTCACCTCGCCCGAGGCCATCGAGAAGGCTGTGTCGGATGGTCTCGCCCCCAGGCCGATGACGAAGGCGCTTCGCGAGCGGATGCGGAAGTGTGCCAGGGCGATCTGCTGGAAGCTCACGATCAAGGGGGAGTAGTCCATGGCTGTCTTCAATCCCCTCGACGCATACAACAATGGGCTCCAGGGCGCGCGGGTCGACCCTCGCGCCGACGAGATGCTCATCGACCTCGTCATGCGTACCGGCGGCGACCCTGACGGCGGGCGCGTCGCGTACAACTGGGGTCTTGAAGGCGCCGGGAAGGACAAGCTCTCGCTGCTGTTCCCGTATGTCGAGCAGTGCTACCCCGGCGCGTTTCCAGGGCCGACGCAACTCTGGGGCGACTGCACTGCGGCTGCTGCGATTCGCGCGGCCCTCGGTTCGCTGTGCGTCGAGGTAGTCCTCGGCAAGCCGGACGAAGAGACAGGCCACACCGAGGAAGCCCCCGAGGTCTCTGAGGTTGCTCGCAAGAATTGTCCGATCAGCCAAGAGAGCGTTTTTGCGTATCGCGGTTTCGCGGATGATGGATGGTCGTGCGGCGCAGCGGCACAGACGATCATGGAAAAGGGCTTCCTGCTTCGTCAGAACTACCCCGACCTCGGTATCGACCTCACGAAGTACACCGAACAGACGATCCGCATCGGTGGCGCCAAGCGACCCAGCGCGGCGTTTGAGGCCGAGAGCAAGAAGCATCGCGTCCGTACCGTGACGGTGATCGACGACGTCGCGGCCATCGGCGACTACATCGCCTCGGGTTTCGCGGTCGTCTTCTGCCACTCGCTCAAGTGGTCTTCGGTGCGGAATGAGGACGGCTACTCGCCGGTCGTGCCCGGCGAGTGGATGCACTCGCAGTCGATCCAAGGGTGGGACTCCCGCCCGGTGACGATCAAGAAGTACGGCGAGCCGCTCGCGCTGGTCTTGAACCAGTGGGCGAAGTGGAACACGGGGCCGCGTCGGATTCCGGGGACGGACATCGACATCCCCGAGGGCTCCTACTGGACGAAGTCGAGTTCGTTCCGCAAGGCTCGCTGCATCGCCTATTCCTCGATCCTCGGGTGGCCGCGGAAGAAGCTGCCTGACTATGGGTTTGCGGGGCACATCTGATGACCACCCTACAAGTCATCGCCGCCGTCTTCACCGCCGAACTCATCACCGGAATGGTGCATTGGTGGGAGGACCGCTACGGCAATCCTGATTGGCCTGTGCTTGGAAAGTACGTCATCCGACCGAACATCGAGCATCATGCTAATCAGACCGCCTTCACCAGGGGTGACTACTGGACTCGCAACTGGACGGTCCTCGTCCCGTCGCTCACGGCCGCCGCGATCGCTGCGGCCTTCGGCCAGTGGTGGCTCGCTCTGGTTGCCGTCATCGTCAGCCAGGGCAACGAGATTCACTGCTGGAGTCACCAGCGGTGCAGTCGGCCCATCCGGGGGTTGCAGCTTCTGGGCATCCTCCAGAGTCCAGAGCAGCACGCGAAGCATCACGCCCAGCCGTTCGACAGGAACTACTGCGTGATGACCGACGCGACGAATCCGACGCTCCAGGCGATCCGGTTCTGGCAGGGGCTGGAGTGGTGCGTGGCGTTGTTTGGTATCCGTCCGAGAGTCGAGCGGGAGGTGGCGTGATGGCGATTGTTGACGAGCAAGACAACTTCGGAAAGCGGATCGCCGAGGTGCTGGGGCTCAGTGCCGGGATGGTCGTCGGCATCGACATTCGTGTCGAGCCGGGCAACTTCGTCACGGCCACGGCGAAGATTTTCCTCAAGGAGAATCAGGTCAAGGGCCTCGGGGTCATCTTCGACGAGATGAAGTTCGTCGGGATCAAGAAGACACCGGAGTCTGCCGCTCCGGTTTTCATGCCGCCCTCGCCCGTGCCACCGACAGGGCCGGTGACGTCTCCCGTGTACTGGCCGTGCGAGACCAGGAAGTGGTTTTCGTGGCTCCCTGTCGTTCTCCTCCTCGTCGCCGGTTGCCGCCCGGCGTCCCCGCCCCCGCCGGACCTTCGGCCGTGGATCGCCGTCACTGGGGTCTACGCCCTGATGGCTCCCGCGATCGCCCCGCTCCCGCCGGCCCCGGCGCCGGGAGCCCCATGCGAAAACTGCAATGGGAAGGGAACGGTCGGCGACGGCGTCGTCGGCAAGACCTGCCCAATCTGCGGCGGCACCGGGGTAACGCCATCCAAGGCCCCAGCAGCCCCGCTGCCGCCCGTTCCCACGGCCGGGGTGTCCGTAGACCCTCCGGCCCGTTCCGCCGCTCCGGGGGCCTCTGGTTCCCTCACACGGGGCCTGCCCGTTTCCACGGAGGAGGCCCCCACATTCCGAATCGTCTGCGAGGATGGAGTATGCCGGAAGATCAGAGTTTTGCCCCGCTGAAGCGGTACGTCCGCGAGCGGGGTGGCTTTCGCCTCGCCACCAGGGCGCGGTTCAGGGACCAGTGCGTCGATTGGGCTGTGGCCGACTGGCCGACCGGCGAACTGCCGGGTGAGATCGAGGCCCGCCTCCGCGAGCGGCTGGTCGCCCGCACCGAGGAGCGGTACGGCTCGATCCTCGCCACCCTGCTCATCGGCATCGCGGTCAATCTGATCTGCCGGCTGATCGTCGAGTGGTGGCTAGCCCGCCAGCTTAACCGGACCCTCATGGCAACGTGGCACTATGCCGAAACGAATCCCCCAGTTCCGCCCTCCGACCGCCCGTGACCGGCTCCCGGCCCGCCCCCGCGACGATGACCGGCTGTCGTCGTCGGCCCGCGGCTACGGGTCGGCAGCGTGGCAGCGGGTCCGTCTCGCCGTGATCGCCCGCGACCAGGGAGCCTGTCGCCTTTGCGGCCTGCTTTGCTGGGGCGAGGGTGAAGCCCATGTCGATCACATCGATCCCAAGCGCCCAGGCGAGCCGGCCGAGGCCACGCCGATGGAGGGCTTGCGGCTCCTGTGCCGCAAGTGCCACTCCAGGCATGGCCTCAAGTGGTCGGCTCGGCCGGGAGGGGATTCTTCCGAGGGCGACCACGACGCTTGACCGCCGTCGCCGGCGGGGACGGGGGGCGACGTTTCAGGCCGCGAGCCTTGAGTGCCGCATCAACCCCGGAGTGCGAGCATTCGACGGCAAACATCGGGTCGGCTTTGAACTTCCACCCAGGCTCCAGCTTGTTCTCGGCGATCTTCGGGACATCAGCCTTGCGGATGATGTAGTGCCCGAAGACTTTCGTCGTGATTCCAAGCCGGTGAGCCGTTCGATAGGCCACCGATTGCTGGATTCCCGAGATCGTCGCGGCCTCGGACAACTTGACCCAATCTTCTGTCTCAATCAGCATGGTGTAGCTCCTTGAAATCATTCTTATCGAATCACTTGCAGCAGTCCATCCAGAAAATCGCGAACCGCCACGGCCAGCGGACCCCCCTGCCCTAGCTCCTGCCCCAGGCGGACCAAAAGCAGGGTACGAATCAACTCGTTCCAGCGTTTCGTCATACCCGTCTCCTCGTACCGGGGTCACGTCAGAGACCCCGCCGCCGCCGGCGAAGTCTCTCGGCCACCATCGCCGCCTGCCGCGCGCGTGCTGCTTGGATGTCTTGCGTGGTGGCTAGCTCCTTCGTGAGGAGAAACGCCAACCACTTTGCTTCGATGCGCTTGATTCTGTTCGTTCCCATGGTCGGGGGTTCCTTCGTCTTGTGGGGTGTCGTTCCGTGAATCAACCTTCCATCCGGCTCTCTTCGTCCTCGGCATCGAGCAGATCGCGGGCCAACCCCGCCCCCTGCTCACAGATGCCCTCGACCGTTCCGCCGCCGCCGACCCCGCCCTCGGCAATCGCCTCGGCAGCCGCGATGCCAGACTCGATCTCCCAATGGATCGCGAGGTCCGCGATCATCTCGGCCACCGACTCCTCAAAGGCCGCGCCTCTGGTACTGCGGCCGGTCATCTCCTCGTAGAGGCCCATGAGCTTCTCGGCGCGGGCATGGGCGTCGCCGCTGGTGTTCGCGGTCAGGTTGTTGGTCGTTGCCATGGTCGGGGTGTCTTTCTGTTCTAGTGGGGTAGTGTGGGCTGTCATCGTTTCGCCGGCCGGGGTTCCCATGCACGGGGGCCGGCGCCCGTGCGGGTTGTAGGTTCAAGACTCGATCAGCGTCCCAGGCGAGACCCTCTCCCAGATGATCGAGATGGCCGTTCGGAAGCTCTCGTACTCCGCGGACGGGGATTCATTCGTCCCGCCGTTGATGATGTCTTCCGGCTTCCAATCGCAGCCGTAGACGCGGTCATCGGGAGCGTGCGGCGTAAAGACGCCGGCCAAAGCCAAGGCCCCCCAGACGGCCATGCTGTCGAGGATGTTCCAGGGGTCGGCCGTCTCTCCGCACAGGTTCAACTGCTCGTTGATGTCGCCCTCAACGAGCGAGTCTTCCGGGTCGATCGTTACGAACTGCCAGCCGGTTTCGTATGGCTCCGGTGCCGCCAAGGGCTCCGCGTCCCACTGCGACTCCCGCAGGAGCATGATTCCATCGGGCCCGGCGGCGGGGTATCCGATGATCCTGCGCCAGTAGATTCGTTCCATCTCTCGTTTCCTCGTTCGGGGGTGTAATCGTCCAGGCCGGCACCGTGCCGGGGTTGCTATGGTCGGGGGTTAGGTCGCCTTGGCAATCGGCTCAACGCTTCCGGCAAACGGCTGGCCTTGAAACAGCCACCGACCAGCCTCGTCGCACCCGTAATCCGCCGCGTCTGTCGCAACCCATTCGGCAGCAGAGTAGGCCGCGCCGTCGTCAAGCATGACGTCGATGACCTCCCCGGCGTCGGTCGTGATTCTGTGCGTCGCAGACCATGACTCCAAGGCGGCGGCATCGCGATTCGCGAACACCTCCCTTGCCGCCTCCAGGCCAGCCTCATTCGCGGCGTCGATCGCCGCCCTCTCGTCGCTCGTCAGGTCGCCGGCCATCGTGCCGATGGCGCCGGCCGAATACCCCCAGTGTGCGCCGCACCACTGAGAGTGGAGGACACGACCATTCTTCGGCGCCTCGACGTCGAGGCGGCTGGCCCGGTCGTCGTCGGCCATGGCGATGATCGCGGCCCGGCGGTAGGCGGCACACGCCTCTTCCTGCGCCGGGTGATCCGACGGGGCCATCTCCCGCAGTCCAGCATTCCAACCGATCGTCTCGTCGGCAGTCGCAAACTCGACCGTCACCGGATCTGAGGGGGCGGCGGTGCCCTCTGCGGTGTCGATCCGCCAGCCGGCGCGGCGGGCAACGTCCTCCGCGATCATCGCCTCGTTTTCCACGTTGAGGTAGCCTTCCTCGCTGCCGACGACTTTGCCGGTCAGTTCGCCGTCGCCGTCAACCTCGGGCCACAATCCCTCCCAATCGACGGCATCGCGAGCCTCCTGCCATTCGGCGCTGCCCAAGGTCAGGCCAGCGCACGCCTCGGCGGCACGTTCGGGGGTCATTTCGTCCATCGGTCGCATGATCGTCTCTCCTACGGGTTTCCACGTTCGGGGGCATCGGCACGTTGCCGATGCTCGTTTCGTCGTTCGGGGGGCATCAACGCTGCTGCGAGTCAAGGCTCTCCCAGTGGGCCACGAGGTCGGCGTCGCCCAGGAACGACTTCCCGACTTCCTCGTGCTTGCCGTTGCTGTTGACGTAGCGGGCGAGGATTTCGCCCTTGGCGTTGCGGCGGGCTTGGCACAGGCATACGCCCCCATGGGCGGCGGGGTTGTAGTCGTCTCGGCCCACCGATCCGGTGTAGCCGGTGATGCAGATCGTCTCCCAGCGGTTCGTCAACTTGGCTTTCGTCGTCATGGTCACCGTCTCCTAGGTTTCGTGCCGTCCCCCCGCACCGGGGGTCTAGTGTCTCTCGTCTCGGCCACCCCGGCAACGCGCCGGGGTTTCCATGGTCGGGGGTGTCAGTCTGCCGGCCACCAAGCGGGGCGACCGCCGCCGTCGAACGCCCACGGGCAGGCCGCTCGCAGTCTCGCCCAACAGCCGGAGTGATCGGCCGCAATGGGCAGGTAGTCGATTCGCTCATACTCCCAGCCGACAATCGCCGCCGACGCCCCACGCAGGCCGGCCGCCCGCAGCATATTGGCCGCCGCGGCTATCCTCCCCGTGGCTCGCGGCGTCTTCGCCAGTTGTGCCGGCCAGCAGTAGAAGAGATGGTCAACGAACTCACTCCAGCGATCGCCCCACGAATACGACCAGTCCGGCGGATCGGTCGGAAGACCGCCCACGTCCAGCCGGAAGCGGATTTCCTCGCGGTCGGCGGCGGGGAGCCGGTCGTCGTGGAGCAGCCGACGGGCGACATTGCAGCCGAGGGTGGGGTGCCACTCGTAATGACTGCAAGATGCTTCCAGCTTCATCGCGATCGCGATCAATTGCGTTCCCGTGAGCCGCTCCCACCTCGCCGCCTCGTCTGTGTAGACCAGGATCGCGTTGCGTTCGCCTGCGGACATCATCATCGTCTTCATCGTTCCCATGATCGTCGTTTCCTCGTTCGGGGGTTAGGGGGTCCATCGGCCGGAGTGGCCGGTGGACGTTGGTACGGTCGGGGGTCAGTCAGCGGCCGAGATTTCTTCCCACACGGTCGGGCGGTTTGCTTTGAGCCAGTCCAGTGCTTCGTCTTGGTTTACGTCGACCTCAAACCCGACGCCCGCAAGCCGGCAATAGTCGAGAACTTCCCCCACCTGCGGGTTGTCCGTCGAATCGATAGCGACGCCGTCGGCCGCTTCGCTATATCCCCAGCCTTCTGCCGCCAATTCTTCGATCTCGTCAGACGAAGCGGACGCGAGCCATTGGGCACCATCAAACGTGACTTCCTTGCGGTAGTCGTCGGAGTGAACCTTTGCCCGCACGAACACCGGGCATACCTCGGGAGGAGCCGGGGCGCCAGGATCTTTGGCGAGAATGCGGTCTAATACCATGGTCGAATCGCAGTCACAGCAATGCGGAACATCGTCGAGGCCAGCCGCGGCGACCGTGTCTTCGTCAAAGCATTCCGGGCACCGAAAAACAACTTGGGCGCTGGTGGCGTCGATCTCTTTCCATTCTGGTTCCATCGTCTGGGTTCCTTTGGTTGTGGGCATCGACGCGGCGCCGCTGCCCGTTTCGTCGTTCCGGGGGTCGTTCGTTTCTACGGTCGGGGTATTCAGGCTCGCCCCTCGGCCAGCGCCCTCATGTCGTCAATCAATCCTTGATTCGCCCCGCGCAGCGAGGCCGATTGTTTCGCCCGCAGCGCGTCGATTGCTTTCCGCAAGTCGGCCGCGTCAGTACCTAGCTGGCACTGGACAAAGCACGGGGCTGTTATCTGTTTCGCGCCCGAGGCGGCTTCAAGCGTGGACAGCAAGCCGTTAGCGCGTTCGATGACTCGCTCAGTCAACTGTTTCTGAGATGGCATGGTTAGGGTTCCTTTGTCTCGGGGTTCCTACGGTCGGGGGGGCGCCGCCGACGTTGACGGCGCCCCGTTGCTACGGTCGGGGGTCAATCAGCGGGTACGCACCATCCGATAAATCACGCCCTCGCGATCCTTGACGCACACCGATTCCCCGGTGTCGAGCGATCGCCAATCCTTTTCCCCCGGCGCACTGACAACCGCCGCGAGCAGGGCGTTATCGGCGGGGACGTCGGCCAGTCCGAAAACGGGGGAATCGTGTCGGGTATCCAAGAGAGTGAAGGCTTTCGTTTCCATTGTCGGGGTTTCCTGTTGGGGGCATCGACGCGGCGCCGCTGCCCGTTTCCACGTTCCGGGGCATCGGCACGTTGCCGCTGCCCGTTGCTACGGTCATTTCGTCGCGGCTAGATACTCGGCCGCCCGCTCTATCTCCGTTTCTACTGCCGTCGCGGCCCGCTGGTAGCGGTGCTGGTCGATCACGCCGCGATTGCGCAGGTCTGCGGCTTCCGCGAAAGCCGCGTCGGCATTCACGATGGCCGCGAGGATCGCGCGGGGGGTTTCTGTGGCGGTTGTCATGGTCGGGGGGTTCCTTGTCGGGGGTGGCGGTTATGGCTTGTGGGGTGCTTAGTCCGCAAACGATCCGAAAGCCTGACAGTAGGACAAGAGCGTTTCGCCGCTCCCCTCGCCGCCGTAGTGGTGCGTCCACGGCTTCCCCCAGTCTTGCACTTCAAGCCACGCGCGACTCGGCTCCCCGTGTTCGTCCAGTTCGGCCATTACCCGCACCGCCGGCCCGCCAGTAGCCAACAAGACTTCTACTCGGTCGGCTTGCCAAACGCCGTCCACCCGCTCCCCGAAAACCCGGATAGACAAAGGGTCTTCCGCGATTCGCTGCTCCGCGGAATCGCGGTCGGCATGATCCCCCGCCGCCGTGTCGAGCGCCGCCAGTTCGGCCGCGTCTTCCGGGTTTGCTGCCGCCCACGCGGCGGGATCGTCGGCGCTATCGCAATCGGCCCGCAGTTCGTCGCGGCGCTCGAAATCGCAATTGAGCGCGGCCACCATTTCCGCGATTCCCGCGTAGGCGGGGGCGCCGATTTCCTCAATCCAATTGTTGTCGTTGCTCATGGTCGGGGGTTCCTTTGTCTATGGTTTCAACGGTCGGGGGGGCATCGGCAACGCGCCGCTGCCCGTTGCTACGGTCGGGGGGTCAATAGCTGGGGAGATTGGAGACTGGCCCGGCCAGACGTACCGTCTGGAGAATGCGGTAGCCCATCTCCTGCGCCGCCTGCGCGGCCGCAGATTCAGACTTACGAATTGTCGCCACGCTAGAACCGCCGTCGGTTAGGACGCGCCAATCGTCGGCCGATTCTTGCCACACAATCGCGGGCATGGTCGGTGGGGCGTCGGGCATCTGCCGGGCATCCCACAAAGCCGCGCAGGCGGCCGCGGCAGACGGGTAGACGGTAGGCCATTGCCGCCCGCCACGCTCCACACACCAGCGGCCGCGGCCGCCGATAACGAGCCCGGCAATCCGATAGCCGTCGGCGGCCGATCGGACAAAGTATCTGCCGGCGCCTACGCGCTCCTTGCTCCACTCGATTGTCGTTGCCATGGTCGGGGTATCCTGTTTGTGGTTCCATCGGTCGGGGGCCGGCACCGCGCCGCCCCCCGTTGTCATGGTCGGGGGTCAATCACTCCAAACAGATAGAAGAGCCGCAGATCACTTTTCCGTTTTTCGTAATCACCGTTTCGATATCAACGGAGCGATAGCTAGAGACTCCGGCCGGGTACGCGCCAAAGGCGACAAACCCAAGCCCCTCATTACGGGTCTTTATAGAGCCGCGAGAGTAGGACAGGGTGAGACGAAACCCTGCCAGTAGGAGCGCCGCCACGGTCGGGCCGTGGGTGTGTACAAACTTCGCTTCCGGCACGAACACCCGCGGCCCGTCGGAATCGGAATCGTCGCCGGGGCGCCCGGTGACACTTGCGGAAATGTCCGTCTCGATAGTGACGATCGCGCAGGCATCGCCGGGGCGCTTTCCGTCCACCGCCCGGCGAAACTCGCCGCGCCATCCGTTGGCGGCCGTCGCCCAAAATGTCCATCCATCATCGGGCCTGTTTGCTACCCGCCGGAGGAATCGCTTTCCTTCCGGGGAGTCGATTGAGACGGTATCGAACGTGTCGAGCAGTGTCGTTGCCATGGTCGGGGGGTTTCCTGTTTGGTTTCAACGGTCGGGGATCGTCGCCACGGCTACGCGCCGTGGCTTGTGGGGTAGGTTGTGGAATCAATGAATCCTCGCGCCGCCGCCCATGGCGTGGGGATTGTCCCGGTATTGCCCGTCGGCGTCCCGGTAGACGAACGGCCGCACAAACCCCGCGTAGGGGTTTCCGCATGATTCGCATACGCTCCCGGTCGATCGTGAGCGGCGCCGGGTAGACTGCGGCGGGGTAGACCGCTTCCCCGTGGCGTGGCGGCACCGTTTGCATTGGTGGCGGGACGAATTGAAATCATAGGTACGCACAAACTCGCGGCCGCCGGCCGACGTCGGCACAAAAACGCGGGTTATCCATGAGGCGGCCGGACGGGGAGCGGCTAGCGCCGCTTCCATTGTTCGATAGATCATGATCGGGGTTTCCATGGTCGGGGTTTCTACGGTCGGGGGGGCGCCGCCGACGTGACGGCGCCCGTTGCTATGGTCGGGGGGTGGGTCAATCGGGGGAGAAATAAATCAAGCCATCGTCGCCGGGGTAGACGTCAACGACGCCGAATGAATGCGCCGACGCGGTCAATCTCTCGCCGGATTCCTCCGGCCAGTCTCCATCCCAAAAGCCGGCGCCGTGGTGGTTTCTGGTCAAGAAAAAATCATGGCCGGCGCGCTCTTCCGGGGAGTAGTCCGGCCCACAACGGACGGGGCCGCCGTCGATATCCTCCCGGTTAGCCGCCGCAAATGCGGCGCAGTCTCGCCGCGCTTTATCGAGCGCGGCCGGGGCAAAATCATCGACAGTAAACCGCGAGTCGAGAGGGTTTCCGTTTTCATCGGTAGACGCCCAAAGGGCCGTTTCTAGGTACGCGGGCAGGATGGCGGCGGCGGTCTGGTCTGGTGTCGTTTCCATGGTCGGGGGGTTTCCTATGGTTGGGGGCATCGACGTGGCGCCGCTGCCCGTTTCGTCGGTCGGGGGGGGGTAATTCAGGCTTCCGGCGAATCGCCGCGGGCGATGGCCGCCGCGAGTTTCCGCGCGCCGGTAACGGTTCGGGCCGTCCTAACAAGCCATCCGGCGGGATGGTGGGGGGAGCGTCGAACCATATAGACGCCGTTTTCCCGGCTAATCGTCGCGGCATTGCCGCGGCGGGTTATGGTTTGCGTTAGGCCGCAGGAAAAGCCGTAAGGGGTCGGCGTACCGTCGGCGGCCGCGGTTGTGGTGTTTACGGTCGGGGGGGAGACTCGCCGACGTCGCAAGCGCAGAATCATCCCCGGCCCCTGCCCCCGGCCGTACCATCGGGCGCCGTCAAACGCGGTGACGTCGACAGTACAGTAGCCGTATGAATTGCCGCCGATACGGCCGACGTGATGACGGGAATACGTCACGCGCCCGACGATCCCCCCCGGCCATGTCTGGACGGTTTTACCGTCGGCGGAAAGGTAGCCGGTAAACCTGTCATGCCCGGCCATATATTCGCGCTCCCGACGGGTGGAGCAGGGGTAGCATACTTTCCGGCCGTCTCCATCTAGAGCGTATCCCGTGGGGCCGACGGTATCGGGTTTGGCAATCGCGGCGCCGCAATCGCGGCAGTGTGTCGCTTCCATAGCCGGGGGTTTCCTGTTTGGGTTTCCATGGTCGGGGGCATCGGCTACGCGCCGCGGCCCGTTTCTACGGTCGGGGGTCGATCGAATGACTAGCGGGGTAGGCTCAATCGTAGTTTCCGCGCTCCACGATATCGCCCCATGATCCGACGGCCCAACGGCCGCGGCCGGTCGGGCGCCCCGACTCGTTGACGCCGTCGATGTACAGAATCGTCGGGGTATAGGTATCGCCCGTGTTTGCATATTCAATCGACGGGGAACGGGCGCCGCGGCCGGGGGGAATCAATTCGGCGCCGTAACAGCCGGGCAAAGTGGCGCTAATACTTTCCATGGTGTTAGTGACGAATCGCGGCCGGGTTTGTTCGTGTTGTTCCATGAGCCGTCTAACGGCCCGCGCGCATTCAATCGAAACGGAAAGCCGCGCGGAAATCGTCTTAGGGGTAGGTATTGCCATGGTCGGGGGGGTTCCTTTGTCTAGCGGGAGGATGAATTGCGGGGCCGTCAACGTCAGCCGGGGAAGGAAATGAAATGAGCTTGCGCACCGCCGGGGCCGGGCAAACAGCCGGTTCCTCCAATCGTCGCGCCCGGCCACAGTTTGGCCGCCAATTCGGCCGCGGCGGTATCATGGTTCCCGTCGGCGGATAGCTCATGGCGATAGCCGCAGTAAATCCGGCGGCCGCTACCAGACGTGGCGCTAATCCTGCTCCCGCGGGTATCGGTCGGGCCGTGGAACCGGGTAACAATGACGGGAACGGTTTTCGGGCTTGTCATGGTCGGGGGGTATCCTGTTTGGGGTTTCCACGGTCGGGGGGTCGGGGTTTCATCGCACGGGGGTAAATCTAAGATAACCTATCGGCAGACGTCAAGCGGAATATTTAGGGGCCGGGTTTTTCGCGGTTTCTACGCTCGTTTCCACGGTCGGGGGGGTATCGTTTCCACGGCCGGGGGGGCTTCGTTTCTACGGTCTCGGGATGATCGGCAGTCCTGTCCCCGGTGACTCGGGCGCCCACGGCGGCCACGAGCCCCCGACGGTCTCGGGATGATCGGCAGTCCTGTCCCCGGTGACTCGGGCGCCCACGGCGGCCACGAGCCCCCGACGGTCTCGGGATGATCGGCAGTCCTGTCCCCGGTGACTCGGTCGCCCACGGCGGCCACGAGCCCCCGACGGTCTCGGGATGATCGGCAGTCCTGTCCCCGGTGACTCGGGCGCCCACGGCGGCCACGAGCCCCCGGGGAAAGGATCAAACGCAATCCCAGACTAGTTTCCCGTCGGCGTCGTATACCGATACGTTACCATGGCAATTTACCATGATGAAATCATCATCCGCCGGAAGGGTTTCGGGGAAATCGTCATACTTTGTCAATTCGTCTAGTTCAGACCAGCTAGGCCAGAAACCAAAATCACTACCATCCCCTTCGTGAGCGCCAAAGTAAGTGTAGGGGAGCGCCAATTCGTTCAGGATATCCTCCAGCGCGGAAATGATTTCCCCGGATTCATCATCGATGAATCCATAGGATTCAATATCCTTGACTCTTTCAAGGAAAGTAGAATCGTCAGCCTGTTTTTCATCGGCAAGGCGAAGCGCGCATGCCAGAAACGATTCAAACAAGTCTTCCGGCCGTAGTGTACCGTGGGAAATGGAACCAATCATTGTGGGAATCCTTTGTCTAGTGTGGTGGAAAGTGTGGGGGGGGAAGGAAATCAATCGCGGTTTTTTGGGGCTTTGTATCTGGCAAGGCGATAGCGTTTCTTGACGTCACCAATCTTGGAAAACGTCAACGGATAGCTATCAAGGTTTTCCCATCCATGGTATTCCCCAATAGCCTCATATCCGCGCGCCAGATCGACAGGGTCGGAAGAACAAAGTAGCGCCGTCAATTCTCCCTGTTCCATTCCCGTATACTGTTCGACACTGTCGATGGAATCGGCAAACCATTCCGGGGAATGCGGATGAAACTTGTTGGCGGACAGGATACCGTCGGTAACGGTACAGCGTTCCAAGATGAAACGGTAAACAGTCCATTCCCCTCCGCTATCGGAATCCGGGGGAATGAGTTTTTCCCCCTCCGGCGGATAGACTCCCGTTGAATCGCGAACGATCCATAGTCCGCCGTATTCAATCGGGTTTGTATCGCCAATCTGCGCTACAAACTTCCAATTCGGCTTGGCTGTTCTCATGACGTGGAAATCCTTTGTTTAGTGGGGGAATGAATTGCGGGGGGCTTTTCAGACGGCGGAATCGTTTTCCAACTCGATCGACACTGACTCCAATTCGGAAGAATGTTCGGCAAAGAAACGGACAATGAACGGGGGGAAAAGGTTTTCGGTAGTGTCGTCTGAATCATCGCGCTGTTTTCCCTGTCGCTCCCGATACTCTCGCGATTCAACGGCGGCCGACAGAAACGCCAACAAAGCGCAGAATGATTTCCGTACCGTTTCATCGTTCCATTCTTCACCAACTCCCGTGGAAAGAGCGATTTCCGTAAAGGATTTTTTGCCCGGTCGATCGTAGTGTGTGGCGAGAGTACAACGATTGTCCGCGGAATAATCGTGAAACTCTAGGGAAATCGTACAGTCTGCTACCTTGACGGCCGGCAAAAGTCTGGCGGAAATCATGATGGGGGATTCAAGATTCATTTTTTGGGTTTCCTTTGTTGGGGGAGTGTTGGGGGGATACTAGGCGCCGATCGATTGAATGATCCTGTCCGATTCCTGTTCGGCCGGAGTCATGACGTCGGCAAGGCTAACCGAATAATCGCAAATAACGTCGTATCCGCCGGAGTTTCCGCAAACAAACAGTACACTTCCGGCCGGTTTTCCATCTTTGTAGAACAGTAGACGGGAGTCGTCCGTTGCCATGAGCGATTCCACAATCCTGTCGACGTTGCCACAAAAAGAGAATCCCGAAACCCGCAAATAGTAGCCGTTTTCGATGGCGCTATTCACTACGATCCTCATAATGCGGGATTCAATCGACCGACGGTTTTCGATGTCTTGATTCATTCGAGCGGTTTCCTTTGTTTGCGGTTTTTCGTCCCGATGGAAGAAATCTAAGAAACCAATCGGCTAGAGTCAAGCGCAAGCTAGAGAAAAACCGCGATTGTGCCGAAAACCCCTTGAATCGTAGGGGTTTTGGTTGTGGGGTAGGGAACGTAGGACAGTTGGGATTTTGAGAAAAACGGGCGCCCACGGCGGCCACGAGCCCCCGACGGTCTCGGGATGATCGGCAGTCCTGTCCCCCGGTGACTCGGGCGGCCACGAGCCCCCGACGGTCTCGGGATGATCGGCAGTCCTGTCCCCCGGTGACTCGGGCGGCCACGAGCCCCCGACGGTCTCGGGATGATCGGCAGTCCTGTCCCCCGGTGACTCGGGCGGCCACGAGCCCCCGACGGTCTCGGGATGATCGGCAGTCCTGTCCCCCGGTGACTCGGGCGGCC